AATAAGTGCGATATTTTTGTAAACTCTTTTATCACCCCAACCTTTAATTTCTCCCCAATACTCATGTTCTTTCATAGTTTTAAGAATATATAATTCTCTTTCTTTTTCATCGATAGGTAGAGTTTCGTCTTGAATAAATAGTCCCATAAACTTTTCATAAACTTCATATGTCAGATGTTGCTGAAGGAGCAAAAGTTGTTCTTTTGATAAACAATCCATTATTTAAAGTATTTTTTAATATCATTAGTTTTAAAATCAAATTTTAATGCATTTGTAGCATGTTCATCCGCTATAGAATTACCTATTGAATCTTCATCTTGAAATCCTGTATGTGCTTTAATATAAACTAAATTAATATTATTATGTTCATTAACAGCAGAATAAACTTTATAAAGTTCTGTAATTAATTCACTATTCTTTTTCTTATGGACGATATTTTGTTTGACCCAACTAGGATACCATTTTTCAATAGTATTTTTAGAATACATTGAATCAGTATAAAGATTTACTTGGGATAAAATTTTATATTCTCTAATAATTTCTAATGCTTCTTTAATGGCCGTTAATTCGGCAACATTATTGGATGATTTTGAAACATTTAAGAATTTACTTACATCAGGAATTTGTTTAAAATTAGTTTCAGGAAAATGGATACCGATAGAGCATTTAGCATTTGATTTACCATTATTAGTACATGCTCCATCTGTATAAACTTTAAAGATAGAATTATTCATAGATACTTTAATAGTAAATATAGTTTTATTTCTTATTATTAAAGTATTCATTTATTTAAATAATTAAATTTTATTCAAATTTTATTTTTATTAGGTTCAATAGCATCAATAAATTCATCAATATCTTTATTTTCTTCATTATTTCCTTCATTTAAAGATTCATTAATTTTTTCCAATTCAGTAATATTAATTTTTACATTAGGAGATGCAGTTTCTAAATCTAAAGATCTTCTAGGAGAATCTAAATCAGAAGATTTAGAGGTTTCTTTTATACCTTGTAAAGGTTCAGATTTACTTATTTTTCCTGAATTCCTTTTCCATGATCTTGCTGTTTTAAGATGATCTTTTCTTTTTTCTAATAATTTAGATCCAGCATTTGCAACCATTAACTCAACTTTTTCTTCATGAGTAGGTTTATAAATTTTACACTTATGTAATCCATTACAGATTTCAGGTTTAATAACATCTATTTCTTTAAATCTTTTATTAAATTCTTTAATAATAGAGTCATCAACAGAGGGTGCTTGTTCAATTAGTCTGTCAAATTCAGCACGACATATTTTAAGAAAATCACCAGCATGTTTTCTCCTTTTAGTGTCTAATGCTAATTCGACAGTAATATTTCTTGAAAATTTACTCCATGATACACTTATTGATCTATGAGATTCCATTAATTCTGCATATCTTAAGAAATTTTGAAGAGTTGAAATGATACCAGCAAAGATATTGACACCACCAACTATACCCATTGCCAGTTTTTTACTTTCTTCTGGAACAAAGGAATCCATAGCAAAATTTGCTGTACCTGTTAAAGTAGATAAAATAATTACAGGAATAGTAAAGGCATAATTTCTTGTACGATAATATTTTTCAGATTGATTATGTAACCATCTATAACATGCTGCTTTTTCTGCCCATTCAGCAAGTAATTCTTCTTGTTCTAATGTCCATTCTTTGTGTTCTAATCCATTTTCTTCTTTTTTTCTTTCAGGTTTTTTATTCATTTAATAATAATAAATAAAAAAATTTATATATTAATAATATAATAATATGCCGCTTTCAACGAGATTCGGACGGGGTGCTGCAGATGCTGTATTGGGTCGTGCTGGTGAAGATGCTGTAGTTGGAGAAGCCGGGCGCGCGGCATCGGCTGCAGCACGGGCGACGGCTGATACAGAAATTAATTTAGTATCGGCGGAACTTAAAGGAATTGGAGGTGATGCCGAGCGTAAGGAATTAATTGAAGGAAGTGGTGTAACAAATGATGAAATAAAAGATTTAAAATTAGGAGATCCCCCTATTGAAAATGTAGAAGGTTTATCTAACCAATGGGAATCACTAACTGCAGATGAACAAAAAAAAGCTTCCAGAAAAATAGCTGAAAATAAAAAAATGAATGATCGTGGTTTCGATTCTGAGACAAAAACAAAAATACGTAATATGTCAGAAGAAGAACGTGAATTCGAGTTATTCGGACATGGTTCAACTCCAGCAGATGCTGTAGTAGGTGACGCAGCAAGAGATAAAGTATTTGCAGAATCGGCTGGTATGACTGAAGAGGAATTAAAAAAGGTAAAAAATTATTTAAAAGATGTAGTAGATAGTAATCCAAGATTAACGAAATACGCGGCAGGTTTAGCAGGTCTTTACGGATTAGCATATTTATTTCAGAATAGTGGGGAATCATGTCAAGAATTATGTCTTTCTGGAGAAAATGAAGAATGGGTAAATTTACATAGTAATTATAATGAATTTTGTTCTGATAAATCATCATCTGAGTGTGCGACTTATTGTGATCCAAATCATGGGGAGACAGGAGAAAATGCTGAAGATGATGCTAATGCTGCTGGTGATGATGCTGCATGTTCTGCGAGTTCAAGGATGAAATCATTTTTGAAAAACGTAGGAGAAGAAGCAGCTGAAGCAGTTGGAAGTGGAGCAAAGTCGCTTGCAGACACAATTAAAAAATTATTACTCGGACCGGTAGGCATATTTTTAGGAGGAATAATTGGTTGTATATGTTTTTTAATAATAGGATATACATTATTTAGTATGTTAGCAACTAAAGCAACTACAGCAGTTACCAGTCATAGTGTTTATAAAACTATTCAAGGAAGTGATATAACACAGGGAATAAAAGATAATACTAAAAAATTAGCAGAACATGCAGGTGGTTCAGGAAAATCAATTTTAAATAAATATTTTCATAGATGTATTATGTTAATTATTTTTTTTATATTTATAATATATAATGGGAGATAATGAAAATAGTCACATGCCTATAATAATTATAGGTAGTGTTGTATTTATATCAGTATTATTTATAGTTGTTGCTTTTGTTTTATATTATTTATATGGTTCAAGTAGCAGTAGTAGCAGTAGCAGCAGTAGCAGTACAAGACATGCTCATTCATCATTATTTACTCCAGAGAGTATAGAAAGACATATGCAAGAAAATCAAGCTAAGATTGATGCTGCACAAGAAGCACTTAGAGCAGAAGGATTAGATGGTATTGTAGATTTTTCAGAACCACCTGGAGTAGATATTACAAGAGTAGAGATTGAGAATGCTTCGGGAATACAAACTGTAAGTATATGTGATAATGAAGTTTATCGTCCAACATATTTAAATAAACATTTAACATGTGCTAATAATATGAATTTAGTAAGTAATACATCAGATACACTTTTTTGTTGTAGTTATGATGATCTTAATACACTTGATGAACCTAAATTAAATTTTTTGACACAAAATTTAGTAGATTTTATGAAATATACACATGATCCCAAACATTTTCAGAGTACATGTATTATGGGATTAATTGTTGTAGACTTAATGACATATCGTGGATGTCTTAGTGTTTTAAAATCTTTAGGACCAGATACTTCTAAAATATCATTAAAATCATTGCTAGGTAAAGGAGTAAACGCAAGAGCAAAAAAATTTACTGCAGTATTAACTAAATTTAAAAGTACTATTGGTTATGCAAGTACTAAAACAGAATTAAGTGAATTCAAAGCAGCTCTAAAAACAGGTATTGGTGAAGGATTTGAAAAGATTTTGGGGAAGGAAGTAAAAAACCTTGCAACTAAATCATTTGGAATTTTGGCACACGCACTAGGATCATTTATGAATATTGAAATGATTTTTGAATTTGTTGGTTGGTTTTTACAACAATATGATGTTGGAGGTTTTAAACAATATCAAGATAATAAAAAAACTATATTACAACAAAGAGATTTTTATCAAGGTATAATATTAGCATCTTATAGAAGTATGGGTAAAACAGCGCCTTTATATTTTAATTTACATGATATAGATGATGTTATTGATAATAGTGCTTCAGGAACTAATGAAAGTGCACCAAATATTTGTCCAGAAAATGAAAATACGGAATCAAAATTACCATTACAAACAAGAATAAATATCTTAAACGATATAGTATCAACATATAAAGCAGCATTTTCTGATTATCATCATAGTTTAGGAGGATTTAAAAAAAATTTATCAGATAATGCTCAATTAACAATATCCACTTTTCTTCAAAATGGTGAAGATTTACCTGATGATTTTCTAGAATCAATCACACCCGGAATTAATGATTTACCTGTAGAAAGAGATAATGCTATATGGGAATATCTTAAAGAAAATTTAAATAAAGAACTAAATATGAATGGAGATACACCTAAATATATAAAAAAATATGAAAATTTTTCTCATACAGATTGTATTGCTATTTCATTTAATCAATCTGGAGCAAATATTTTAAATAGTGTTAATGGTAAATATAGTGTATTAATAACTAAATATTATAGAGATATAAAGAGTACTAGTTGTTGTTTACCCCCAGAAGCAAAAAAATCAAGAGGAACAGATGAAACATATATATTAGAACAAAAAGTTTTAACACAAAATGAGGAGTTCCCTTTAAAAGATTATTCAGCACCTTATATTCAGAAATTTTGTACAGAAGGCATGAATCCTGATAAATTACCTGGTAAAGAAATGAGAGCATCACATGGATTTGGTTTTTTAAAAGATCCTGCTGAACAAGTACATCCTTGTAGATTTAATTCGGGATATGATAAAGATACTGGATTATGTAATTTTTCTGAATTATGGTGTAATCATATGGGATTTAGTGATATTACTAATGAACAGATGCCAAGCACTGCATCCGCATCTGAAAAAAATAATTTTACTAATTGTGAAATCGGTACAGGTGAAGAAATAGCAGAATTATTGTTACCTGAACTTGCTGTTCAGGGTCTTGTAAGATTAAGCGAATAATTAATACTTTTCATTTTTTTTGTAAAAATCTTTAGTTTCCCATTGTTCATTAAATGGAATTTTTTTCCTTATAACTGAGTTAGATTCATCATAAATTACTAAAGCATCATTTTTTTTAGGAGAAATATTTCTGAATAAATTAATAAAATCAAAAATATTATTATTTATAAAAGGATTTTTTACTAAATTCGTATATCGGGTAATTATATATTTCATCATTATTAATATAATATTATTTTTTTTAAATATTTTAAAATATTATTTACATGCTCCACCACTAGATGTAGAATTTTCTTTACCATCTTCATAAATAGTAGATATATTACAACTTGTTCCATCATTTTTTCTAATATTTATTACTTTTGTTAAAGTTTCATTTTCTTTAATATCATATAATCCTAATAAATTATTTTTTTGAGATTCATTATGAAGATTTATTGTCATTATTATAAATACTAAACTGATTATAAATAATATAATTGCAATAACATAAGGAACTAAACAATTATCCATATATATAAAAAATAAAATAAATTTGAATTTATATATAAAGATTTATTAAACATAAAATATAAATGGACTCTAATTCACTAACTAAAACCGGGTTTTGTGATAAAGAAATTGATAATGTTACTAATAATGATATGAAAAAATATATCTTAGATAATCTTTTTACAAAATCTAATCTTAAATACAATAATAATTATGCTAAAATTTATAATGATAATTATTCTAAGAATCTAAATAATCCTCATTTGGTTTGTTTAAAATCAATTGGTTCTCCATATTACTTGTTTTGTACACAAATTAATGATGTTAATTATTGTTTTCTAATAGACAAAAAAATAAAGGATGGATATAAATTTCCTAAAATATTCTTAGTTCATTACAGATTTAATCCTGAAATCTTTAATGGGACTTTGTTTGAAGTTGAACTTCTCCGTGATAATTGTAATAAATGGCAACTTCTAATTAGTGATATTTATATTTATCGTGGTGAAAAAGTCAATACAAAACAAATTACTGAACGAATGAATCTAATTAACGATATTATTAAAAATGAATATATTGATGATACATTTTGTAATATTTGTCCTATTAAGATTAAGAGATATTTTAATATGAATCAAATTAAATATATAACAGAAGAATTTATTGATACACTTGATTATCGAATTAAAGGGTTTTACTTTGTACCTTTAAAATGTTCATATGCTAAAATCCTTTATATGTTTAATGATAATGAATTTAAAAAACAAAATTATAAAAACAAAACTACTATTAATTTTAAGATTGTAAAAACTATTAAATCAGATATTTATGAATTATATCTCAATAATGAAACAAAATCTTCTGTAATAAAACATAGTTATGCAACAATACCTAATATTAAAACTTCTAAGTTGTTGAAGGAACTATTTGATGAAAAAGATAATGTTATGGTTGAATGTAAACTAAATAAAAGATTTAATAAATGGCAACCTATTAAAGAATGCCAAACAATTGATTGTATTACTATTCTAACTTAACTAGATCAAACAGAAATCGTCAATTACTTCTTTAACATGATAAACTGGTTTTTTAGATTTCTTTTCCATAACTTTCTTTTTTAAAATCTCAACATTATTATCTTTTTTATAATATAAAAGATCTTTATAGAATTGATAAATATCAGATACAGAATTACTCCACCATTCTTTATCTCTTTTAACAAGTGTACATTCATAACGAGTAATTTGCCAGAATTTTTCTTCTTTAAAGATAAATTTATTTTCCTCAATAAATTTCATTTTTTCTTCCTTCCATACTTCAATCATAAAATTACTTGAGAATAGAGGACAATAAAGATATTTAAGTTTTTTAAGATCTGATTCTTCAACATAAGTAATTGTATATCCTTTAGGTAAATCTTCTTTTGTAAAACCAAATTTATCTGGAATATTTAAATCATCTGATTTATAATCTTCGTAATTTAGATATTCTTCAAGTTTAACTTGTAAGAAATCACATTCTTTAAGATCACAAACTTCAATTTGCCCTTGCATTTGCATCATATAATGAGGTGGGACTGATTTAGTAAATTTACGTTTAGGAGGGCACTTAATTTCGAGCATTCTTCCAATATATTCTGGAGGACTATTTACATCACAAATACCATCAGGAGATGCTCCAAAAGCAGGAAATTCTGGATGAGGAATTAAACCAAATTCATAAATATGAGAACCAGTTAGATATTCATAAAATCTTGTAGCAACTTCTTCATATTTAACACCCCATTCAGTAATAGGATTTTCTACAAAAGGTGTTGGAACTATTTTATCTAATAATGCTTCATCTCTTGATTTAAAATGTCCTTTTCCTAAAGCATCAGCAAAAGAACTTGCTGTTAATTTATTTTTTCTCATTTCATACCATTCAGGAGTTCTTTGATCTGGAAGGACTAATTGTTTAAGTTCAATAACTTTTTGTTTACTAAATTCATATTGATATAATTTTTTTAATTCTTTATTTAATAATTTTTTTAAATAATATTTTAAACATTCTTGTTCTTCAGAAATATTTTCTTTATCTACGTGAAATAATATAATTAGTTCGTTAAAAATTTGAAATTGGGTTTCTACTAAAGGTAAATCAAAATCAATATTACAATATTGTAAATACTCATTAACATCAGAATCTATTTGATTAATCTCCGTCATTTTATATAATAAATAAATAATATTCAAATTTTTAAGTATGAGTTGTGTTATTTGTGAAAACTGCTTGGGAAAAACATTCAGTCTAATTTTGAAGAAAGATAATGAATATTTTCATACATGTTCTTATACTTGTAATATGAAAATGGCAGAAAATTTTGATAAAGATTTTTGGACATATGTGATTAATAAATCAGATTTTATTAATCCATTGGTAAAAGGTAATCCTTTTAAAGAAATTATTAAAAAAAATTCTGAAATTATTCCTTCTATCGATTTTGAAAATATGGATGAAAATTCAGATCTAATGTTGGATGGAGAAAGATATGAAAGATTGTATAAAATTTATTTGGAAAATAAAAGGGTTGATGAAATCCTTGATGAAAAATCAGAAACAAGTTCAAATTATTCAGATGACTATTAAAGTATAATTTCACAAATTAAAATATTTTTTTTTATAAATGAAAGAAGTTTGTGGTGATGATTGTTTTAAATCATTAGATGATAATAAATTAGTTTTATTTTATTTTACTGCAAGTTGGTGTGGACCATGTCAAAGAATTTCACCACAAATAGAAGAATTATCTAATAAAATTTCTGATAAAGTGAGTTTCTATAAAATATCAATAGATAATGATGAAAATTCTGAAGTATCTGAAAAATGTCAAATAAAATCTGTTCCAACTTTTATATTGTTTAAAGAAAGAAATTCATTAGGAATAATTAATGGAGGAAAATTAGAAGAATTGATAAATTTAATTAAAAATAATTTATAATTATATATATAATGAATCAAAATATTAAATATACCATTTGTTTTCTTTGTGGGATTTTAATTGCGCACTTTCTATTAAAAAAAAATGTAGAAGGATTATGTCCTGATGGAGAAAATAATGCCTCACATGTATCTGATTGTAATGCTGTTTCACAAAATTGTTCAAATAGTTATTCAGGATCAGGTGCTGATAAAGTAAGTTGTTATTTAAATGGTTCTTCTTGTAATGCAAGCAGTGTAAATTGTAGTGGTATTGATGTTGCTTCAGAAGAAGAAGAAGAAGAAGAAGAAGAAGAAGAAGAAGAAGATTCATCAAATGAACAATGTGTAAAACCTACACGAGAAAGTCTTACAGGAACAAGCGATCGTCATAAAATAAATTTATATAATTTAGATGAATTACCTGATTTAACAAATGGATCAGAAACTTTTATTAGATGTAAAAATAGAGAATATTATGGAAAAGCAATTTGTGATGATGGAACTTATAAATTAATAGATTGTGAAAGAAGAAGAACAATAAATGAATATCCATCATCTACAACTACTCAAATAATTACAGAAACTACTCCTGGTTCATGTAGAAATTTCTCAAAAAGTAGATGTAATAAAGATAAAGATTATAAAAAAAATAATACCTGTTCTGGACCAGTATGTAGAAAATCTGAATGTTGCGAAAATACATATAATGATAATGATAATATACCTTTTTTCTTGAATGGACCATTTCTAGTATCAGGTGGATTTTGTTGTTGTGTAATATTAGTTTTATTAATGCTTTTTGGTTTAACTGCTAGTGCTTCTAAAAGTAAAGGTATTGTAAAAAGTATGAATCCTTCTCCTACACCTGTTCCTAAACACCTTCTATAAATTTATTTAATTTATTTAATTTAAATTTTTTTATTTTTTATATAATATTATTATAATGAATCAAAATATCAAATATACTATTTGTTTTCTTTTAGGAATAATTTTATACTATTTTTTGTTTAATGGTAATATGGTTGAAGGGTTATGTCCTGGTGAAGTAAATGCTTCACATGTAGATAATTGTAGTGAAGTAGAAGTAAACTGTTCAAATAGTTATTCAGGATCAGGTGCTGCTAGTGTAAGTTGTTATTTAAATGGTACTTCCTGTAACGCAAGCAGTGTAAATTGTAGTGGTATTTCTGATTCTTCAGATGAAGAAGAAGAAGAAGAAGAAGATTCAACAAATGGTTCAGCAACAAATGGTTCAGCAACAAATGGTTCAGCAACAAATGGTTCAGCAACAAATGGTTCAGCAGCAGCAGCAGCAGCAGCAGCAGCAGCAGCAGCAGCAGCAGCAGCAGCAGCAGCAGCAGCAGAAGAAGAAGAAGCAGGATCTACAACATCATCTACAAAAACATGTAAAGATGATTTTGATGAAGATGATTGTAAAGGTATATTTTCTTCATATAATGATGATAATAATTGTTCAGGATCACCATGTACAAAAAAAGAATGTTGTGATGATAATACTATTGAATATGTTTTATCGATATGTTGTTGTTGTTGTTGTTGTTTTGTAATATTAATATTATTAGGATTAACAGCATATTCATTTAATGCCCAGGGGAAAGCAAGTGAAATAAAACATTCAAGAAAAGCAGAAATTAGGAAAATTGAATATGGCGATGATTAATATTTAAGTTTTAAAGATTTTTTAAATTTTTTTTTATATAATAATATAATAATGAATGAAATTTTGAAATATATTATATTTTTCCTTTTAGGAATTATAGTTTATTATTTTTTATTTACTAATCCTAGTGTTGGATCTAGAAAGGTTATTGAAGGGTTTAATTATACTTTAGAGATTATACCAGAAATTTATGTAAAAAGTGGATATACTTTTACTAGTGCAGATTCTGATGGAAACACTACTGTAACATTAACAGGATCTCCTATTATTGATTTAAGTAATCCAATATCAGAATTAATACCATCAAACCTAACAACGGATATATCTAAGTCATATTTTCCTACTGATTCTGCTACACTTTCAGGTACTGGTAGCGGTATAGAAGAAGCATTAACGTCTAATTTTAACAATTATAAAATAAAAAGGTCAGAAACATCTCCAGGTTTAAAAATGATTTATATAATTCCTACTTCATCGGCAGGTGCTCCAATTGATATAATAGATAGTAGTAATGGAAATTTTATTAGTAATGTTCGCACAACTTTTACTGGAGATGTCACAAGTATGCCTCTAGTAGCAGGTGAAAGTGATATTAGTAGTATTGTAAATGAAGTTAATACTATAATACAAGAAGATAATAATAGTGAAGCTCGTTCTCCTAATAATCTACAGGACACCTCTGAAAAATTATCAAAATTAATACCGATAGGAAAATCTTCATTTGACACGATCACTGCTACGGTTGACACCCCGGCAGAATTGTCATTATTAGAAAATAAACAAGATTTTGATAATCAAATTGATTTATTAGTGTTTGGTGCTTCAGGAAATAATGTTATCATAATAGAATTAAGAAAAGATGATACTAGTGATGATTTTCTTCAGTCCAGACCAAGAAATATTTATATTTTATTAAAAAACCAAACACTAACTAAAACTCCTAGTGTATTTAATTTTGGGTCTGATAGTGTAAAAGTTATTCGAAATACGAGTATAAATGTAATTATAAATGTTTTTAATGATACTACAAATAACGTGCGTATAGGAGATAATAATTCATTTATAGTAATCGGATTAGATACTTTAGTTTTTGATAATGCGACAGCTCCTCTTACATCAAATATTCTCACTAGTTATGGTGTTGATGATGATAATGGAGAAATAGGAGGTGATGGTATAGATTATTTTACATCTTATTACTTGAGAGATTTGATTCCATCTGATTCCAGTTCTCCATCTGATATAGTCGGTGATACTTTTTCGCATGCTGATGCTGCTACCTTGATGTTAATGAGTTCTTTTGCAACAACAAATGCGGATGGTTCACAAACAAAATTACAGGGTTGTGAATCTGCTCCTGAAGGTTATGGTGCAAGATGTCAAAGATATTCGCCAGAGGGTCGATATTTTAGAAGGTCAGAGACGAAACTAGCCAACACAAGGCATGCTGACACATGTAATAATCAAGAATTTGGCAGCTTGCAGCGCGGTAATACAGCATACGGTAGTCAACCTTGCAACCCAACCGAGGGATACGAACATGGTTATAGTGATATATGTTGTGAAGATAGACAATGTAGTTCTATATTATTAAGATATCCTGATTTATGTAGCGGAAGAATGCAATTATATAATGCTATTTGCCCGCCTCAAGCAGATGATAATGATTCAAATTGTGGAATGACATGTTGTGGAATTGAAATTCATAGTTATATAGAAAGGTTATTTAATGATATTATAAATTTTAATACAGCAAACAATGTGACTCCACTACCTAATAGAAAAATTAATAGGAGTCATATTAGAAATTATATTTATGGTAATTTATTAGATTTATCAACATATATAAACAATGGTAGTTTTACAGCGCATGTAGAACCTGCAGGTGATATTTCAAACGTTTCACCATTAAAAGCATTTGAACCCATAGGTACTCTCGAAGATCCGCTCGTAATTACAGAAACAAGTAATATTATACGAGATGGAGATAATTTTTTCAATGCTTTAGATGAATTTATACATCTTGGTGTTACCGACAGTTCAAAAGATGCTGAAATTGATGCTAATGATCATATACAAATTGTTACAGAATCAAGGATAATTACATTAGATTTTGCAGTATGTCCTGGATTAGAAGATTCAGGTAACTGTGGTACTTCTGCTTCTACTCCTATTCAAGAAAATTGTGAAATTATTGGCGGTGTTTGTAAATCTCCATTAGATACTTTAAAAACTATAGTTTCACCGGCAGGGGACCCACTAGATCATATTAATTTAAAATCTAGTGTTATTTCAACAGAAGATACATCATTAGAACAAAAATTTACAAATTTACAAGTAGGAAATAATCTTGATACAATATTAAACCAGGGTCAAACACATAATTATACTCATATAATAAATAGTTATAAGAATTTTATTAATAGATATGTTCAAGGTAATGAGATGGATATAGAACAACCCACAGACGCAACTACTTTGGAACAAGATATTAAAGAAAGCATATTTGCTTTAACTTTACAATTCCGATTTCAAACAGGTAATCCAGTTAGTCCATTAGATGCATCATTTCCGATAACACCAGGTTTCACTGATATGACTTATACACAATTTGCAGAAGCAATTTAAATATTTTTTATTTATTTTATATATATTATGAATAGATTTTTAAAGTATATACTTTTTTTTTTACTAGGGTTTATTATTTACCTTTTACTAAATAATAAATTGATTGAAGGTTTTGAAAATGAATTAACATTATTATTTAGTATTTTGAAAGAAAGAACAGATATAGGATGTAATAATTACTATTGTGAAAATGATCATGAAATAAATCCTAATAGTTATTGGGAGAAAAAAATAAAATATGAAGATGAAAATTCATTATTGTGTAATAATTCTACTGAATACTCAATTGTTTCATTATTAAATAGTGGAAATAAATGTAATAATGAATTATGCTGTGATGATAATTCTTGTGAAAAAAGATTTTTTTCAAATGGACATAGTTGTTTAGGACGTGATAAATACCGAAATAGACCATGCTCACGTAATCATGAAAATGATGAAGATTGTTTTCATGTGTGTTGCGGAACTTTACAATCTGGATCTCATAAATTCATTTTTGATAATATTAAAGCATTTAGAGATGCAGTTTATCAAAATACAATACAAGAAATTGGTGAATCTACTGGAAGATCTTCTACTAGTGGAAGATGTGGGACAAGCGATGAATATGATATAATATTCTCCGAAATAAACGATGGAACTATTACTGGACTAGATTTAAGAAACTTTATATATTTTAGTTTATTAGATTTAGATCATATAAGGGATAATGTTCCAAATCTATCAGATATTAGCACAACTATTGATTTAATAAATTATCATGATTTTGAATGTATACATGAATATATAACAACATTATATAATGAAATAATTAGTTTAAATGGAGGGCAAAGTAATGAAGAAAAAATTGTGAATATAAAAACAAGTTTATTAACTAGTAATATATTTATAGATAATTCAAAATTAAAAATTAAAGAGGAATTACTAGGTGATAAAACAGTAGATGAATATATAGGACAATTAAATGATCAAAATCAATCAAATACAATATTTTCAGAAAGAATAGTAGGGGGTGCATTTTCAAAAAATCAAATACAAAATGGATTTTTAAATTTTGTAAAATTCTATACAAATGATTCTAGTAATGATGAAATTCAACATAATACACATGAAGATTTAATTAAAGATTTAAAACTTGTATTATTAATAATTGCTAATCCTCTTGTAAATAATTCTGAAGGTAAAACACCATTAGATATATTAGTGGGTTCAAGGTCTAACTCATATAGAAATAAACAATTAGATGATACTGATTTAAAATACATAATGTAAAATAATAAAATATTTTATTAATATTATGAATAGTTTTTTAAAATATATCATTTACTTTTTATTAGGATTAATGATACATTTTTTATTAAAAAATAATTTAGTTGAAGGATATGGTGAACATGTATTTCCATTATTTTCAAGAATAATGGGAAGTGAAAATGGTGATTATAGAGGTCCTTATATGGGATGTAAAAAATATGAATGTGATAATATATATAAATATAGTTTAGAAGAATTAAATTCTAAACCATTAGTTGATTTACAAGGTATTTTAACAAGTAAAATTAATGAAACAAGATTTTCATCAGGTGAAATTAGTGATATGACAGAAGATAATATTAAAACACAAATTTTAAAAATAGATAAAGCAAATAATTATGTAAATAAAGAAAATTATTCTGATATAAATTATTTAACTTGTAATAATGAAATGGATTATTCAACCGCAAGTGTATTAGGTGGAACAGATAATAAATGTAATCATGAAAAATGTTGTTTTAATACTAAATGTTCGTCAGATGATGTTCAAAGTTTACAAAATAATGGAGGTGATTGTGGATCTGGTAGAATATTAAAAGAAAATGCACATTGTGGAAATAAAAAAAATTGTAAAAATAAATATATTTCATTATGTTGTTCAGAACATTTTGGTATTATAAATGAATCTATTAAGCAGTTATTTGTAAATATATATAATGAAGATATTTCTAATATTGATATTTCTATTAATAATTTAATTGATAATCCATTACCTGTTATAACTGCTCAAAATATTTTAGATTATGTTGATGATGGTTCAGTAACATTAGAAGAAATATCAGAAGATATAAAATATTTTTTATCAATACATGATTATAATTCTTTAAATGAATTTAATATTTATGATTTTAATGATTTAATGATTTAATAAAAAATTTATAATAATATATTTTATATATTATGAAAAGTTTTTATAAATATATTATTTATTTTTTATTAGGATTAATAATATATTCATTAATATTTGTAAAAGATATAATTGAAGGATTAACACCTGAAGAATTTAAAGAAAAAATTCTTTCACATAATCAATCTAATAAAGGATGTGAACATTACAATTGCAAAAATAATGAATCAACATATGATAATTATGAATTAAAAATGGATGTTGGTGATGACAATCATGATTATTATAATTGTACTAATATAAGTAATGAAAAATATTTAATTAATAATCCTAATGTAATACCTTGTAGTAATGAAATATGTTGTGATAATCATGTTTGTAAATCTAGAGAATCAACTGTGAAGCAAATTTGTGGTAATACAAATAATCCTAATACAATATTTATGCCAAATATTCCTTGTCATTATAGTTCAGATCCTTCACAACAAGATACATGTACTGAAAACACATGTTGTCGATCAATTACAGATAATACAACTGCGAATAGTAATCATGGTGGATTATTTGAAGATATTATATATTTTAGAAATAATAAAGGTGGAAATATAAGTAATGGTAATAATATTACAGGTGAAGATATAAGAAATTATTTATATTATAGTTTATTGAATTTGGTAGCAATAGATGTTGTAAATAATCCATTAACTCCTGAATCAAGAAATGAAGAAGATAAACTACCACGTAGTTTATTACGTAATAATAATTATAATAGGTTTAAAAATGATGGAGATACAATCAGTAAAACAAATTGTGTATATGATCAAGAAAATATACCTGATTATACTCCATTAGATTTTCCAAGAGGTACAACTTTTTTATATCCAAACTATCCTGAAATAGGTAATAAATATTCTCTTAATGTTTATGTAGTAAAAAATGTAGATAGAGTAATTAATACAACAAATTCATGTCCTGAAGGTTCGCCTGACCGTTGTACCGGTGATCTAAATACATATCTAGCATCATGTAATCATATTGAAAGTTTTTTAGGTAGTGGCGGAAGACAGGGTTCGCCACAAATTATAGAAGCATCTCAAAGCACAACCTTCCACCCAATAGAAACATATGAAAAATATACTATAAAAAGTTACAAATATTTAGATGATAAAGAAACTTTAAATTATAATGATTATGAATTATTAAGTAAATGGATTAGTGGTTTAGATATAACTAATACCGACGCGGCGGTGGCGGCACAGGAAGTTAATAAATTAATATTAATACCCAATCTAGAAAGAGATGGTAATTTAAGAAGTAGTCTAAACTATATAATTAATATTATAGATAATACAAATTCAGAAATTACAAAATCAGATATTAAAAAAATGATAATTAATTTAACAAAAGAAATAGATATTCAAGGAACTAATATAAAAACTACTTACTTAGATAGATTTTTTCATACATACATTAATAATTATGAAAATTCATTAATAGATAAGAATATATTTTCAGGTTTATTAAATCAATAGTGATAATAATATATATATATATATATATATGCTAATAATAAAGGTATTTTTATTAAGTATAATTATATTATTATTATACTTTCATAATAGTAGTATTATTGAAGGTATAGATATATTAGATTCACCTTCACGTGTCAGAATAAATTCACATATTGCCAGTGGCCTTTATCAAGTTCAGAGAAGAACAATTTTAAATATAATAAACCGTAATCTAACATCAAAAAATCTAACTTCCAAAAAAATATTAATTAATATTAATGAATCAAAATTATCTTTTTTAACTGATGTACAAAATCTTAATCTTAAGGATAAAAAGGTAATTGCTACAATTTTATATGATGAAGATTTAATAAATGATGAAGATTTAATAAATGATGACTTTACTGAAAATAATTTTTGTATGGGAACATTCCCTATAGATCCAAATTCACAAGAATATCAAAGTAGTGGATTTAGTATGTATAATAATAATGCAATTAATTCAGGATTAGATGATTTTATATTTTTGTGTAAATATAATATTCAGAATATTGAAAATATTAATATTAATTTAGAAATATTCCCTAGGATTCAGGAATTTTTAATTAATCAAAATAGTTTCATACCTTCAAAAACTTTTAATAAAAATCAACAAATATTTTCTTCATTTAATGATAATAATTATTATTATCATAGAACTAAAAATTTAAATATTTTGAATATAATAAATGAAAATGATGATAATGATTATATACAATTAGAAATTTTAGATTATTTAGATGGTAGTGGAAATCCAATTAAAAATAATAAAGAAAGAATAAAAAAATATATTTATTCTCAATTTTTACAATAATAATTTTTATATTTCATATATTATGAAAAGTTTTTATAAATACTTAATATTTTTCGTTTTAGGAATAATATTAAGTTTAATATTTAAGAAAGATTTGGTTGAAGGATTGGTATCTATACCAGCGATAAATTTAAGACCAACACGTCAAGAGTATATTGATGCCGTGACGGATGATGTTAGGCGCCAAGCAGGAATAAATTGGTTGTATACCAGCACAAACATACAGCATGCTGGAACGGTGATAGATTATGAGCAAGCGAATAATATGTTAAATGAAAGAGTGCGCTCTGATCTAGATAATCAACTCAGGTTTTATCTTACCAAAGATCAGGCGAAGCAAGGGCGTCAGGAAGGCGGAAGGACCTGGACTTCAACGGATGATTTTATCTGGGATTCTTATGAGAGCGCAGTCACGAAGATGGGATGTTCGATGACTGATGCCTGGATATCTCCTGAACAAGTGGGAACTAACCAAGGTACGTATTTGGATAATGAAGGTCGCTGCCGCTACCCAGGCGAGTGGCCGAATTATGGCACGTCACAAACACAAGGCGATGATGATGCGTCACAATCACAAGGCGATGAGGAGGGGGGAATAAAGATGTGTGGCGAATGGGAAGGTTCCGAACCCCTGGAGGCCCCACCATGTATCTCAAGTGTCGACGTGTCTGATCCGCAGGTCGCGGGCGAGCACCCGGATATGTTGATTATTAATAATTTTTATTGTCCAACCCCTCCCTCCAGTCCCTTCCTCCCCCCCCGTGGTGATGCTGTCGCTGGCACCGACCTGCATAGTGGAAGATTTACGCAGGCGGACCGAAAAACACCACAAGATATTATAAATCGCAGCATTAATGAGGCCCCGGGCATGACCGGAAGTGTTAGATGGGGTGAGTGGGTAAATGCCCTTACTCCGGAAGCTCCTCCTCCCGCACCGCGCGGCACCTACACCGATGATCCGGATTCTTGTTGGCTGAATTGTGCAGGAAGTCCCGATTGTGTAGGAGTAGAATATACGTATTTCAACGGATGGACAACCGACACTCCGCATGCCAATCCAGATTGGCAGACACCAGCACACTGTAAATATTGGAATATGGATAAATTTAATGAGTTAAATGAATGTATACCGTCCACGTCTACCGCAGGTGGACCGGAATCAGTAGTGGGAATTAATGACAGCATACACAGAATTGGACTAAAAATATCAAAATTAAGAAAAATGTGTGGACCGAATTATATAATTCCTGAAGATGATGTAGATAATTCAAGGAATTATAAATGTTATAAATGTCCTGATGGAACTCAACCTAATCAAGATAAAACCGTTTGTTTAGGTCCTGGTTATAATACTGATGGTAGTCCCTGTGAAGGTAATAATTATTCATCCGGAAATGACGATTGCACTCTATGTCCTAATGGTACAAGACCTATTGAAGATAAAACCGGGTGCTTAGGTCCGGGTTTTGACGCTACTGGTAGTCCCTGTGAAGGTAATAATTATTCATCCGAAAATGGCGGTTGCACTCTATGTCCTAATGGTACAAGACCTATTGAAGATAAAACCGGGTGCTTAGGTCCGGGTTTTGACGCTACTGGTAGTCTCTGTGAAGGTAATAATTATTCATCCGGAAATGACGATTGCATTCCATGTGGTGATGGGTCATTCGTGATTCCAGGAAAAACCGGTTGTACAGGACCAGGTTATGATACTGATGGTAATGCCTGCGATGATACACACGTTTCACCTAATGGCAGGTCCGATTGTTCATCTTGTGAACTACCAGACCATCCTAATATTTCTAAGTCACAATGTGTACGATGTCCTAATGGGAGGTTTATTTCAACAAATTCCCCCGGTAATGAATGTGAACCATGTCTTGGAAATTCAGTTCCTGATGAAAATCATGAAAAATGTGTAGAATGCGATCGTCCAGTGGGTCATTCAGTAGACGAGCCCGGCGCAGATGGTACTCACCAATATTCTTTACATTCTGGACCAGGATTCAAATCTAATTCAGATAATACAGAATGTTTAAATCCTATGTGTACAATACCTACTAATACAACAGGTTATGATATTATAGATGATAATGGTTTATTAAAAGATGATTTTTATCCAAAAATTACATGTTCAACAGAATACGCTGGTAATCCAACTGCTATGCCTTGTGAACAATATGGTGGTAATATAACCTTAGAAGGTTGTTATCCAGAAAATATGTTTAATGAAAATTCTAAATGTGGTGATTTTAAAAATGGACCTGTTAATTTAACTGAAAAATGTAATAAACTTAATAAAAATGTATTAGAGAATAAGTCTTGTGATTCATCTAATTGTGTATCAACTGATTATTGTTGTTCATCATCTATTCCAGAAGAAATTAAAAATCTAAGTAATGAAATATATTTTTCAGATCAATATGAGATGACAAATATGACTACTCAAGAATTTAATAGTTGGTATGAAGAGCGAAATAGAACAATTCAACAATTACGAGATTCATTAGACGATGGTCAAACACCAAACTATAATTTATTAACACTTAAACCTGAAATACTTAATTTATTTAACTCTGGTAATTACAATAGAAATAAATTTAAAGAAAATTGGATTGGTAGTGGTGGAGGACAAGAAGAAATAGCAAGTATTGTATGGGAAAGACTAATAAATACAATTAATTTAAATAGAAGTGTTGAAGAAAATATACAATATACAGATAATTTAAGTTCAGAACAGAATCAAAATGATTTAAAATTATTATTAATTAATCTCGATAAACCAATAAGAAATACAGATAGTGATATAGATTTAACATATAAATATCCAAATGAAGATGATACCTCAGGTTTATCACCATTAGATTTATTTTTATATAATGATCCTGATGGAAATACAGCATCTCAACTTGAGGAACTTTTATAAATAAAAAAATTAATATTTAAGAAAATAATTAAAGACAATTTATTATTTTAAGTATAATATGAGCGAAGTTAAAGAAGTAAAAACATTTGATGATCTGGGACTCGATGATAATCTTTTAAGAGGTATCTATTCACATGGATTTGAGAATCCATCACCTATTCAGGGTAAAGCAATCCCTTTTATGAATTCTAAAAAAGATTTAATTGCACAAGCACAATCGGGAACTGGTAAAACAGGAGCATTTTCTATAGGTATTTTAAATAATATTGATCCTAGTATTCAAAAAACACAAGCATTAGTTATTAACCCTACACATGAACTTGCAAATCAAAATATGAATGTTATTAAAGATTTATCATCATATATGAAAATTAATGTTCTTTCTGTTGTAGGAGGAACAAATGTAAGAAAATGTCAAGATGATTTAAGAAAATTACCACATGTAATTGTAGGAACACCAGGAAGAATTCTTGATATGATTCAAAAACAATTTTTGTATACTAAAGATTTAAAACTTTTGATTTTTGATGAAGCAGATGAAATTTTATCCTATGGTTTTAAAGAAAATATTTATAATATAATTCAATATATCCCTAAAGATACACAAATATGTATTTATAGTGCAACTATGCCTCCAGAAGTTTTAGATTTAACCGATAAATTTATGAATCAACCTGAAAGAATTCTTGTTCAAAAAGAAAATTTAACACTAGATGGAATTATTCAATTTTATATTAATGTTAAAGTTAATGAATGGAAATTTGAGACTTTAATAGATATTTATGATACTATTAATGTATCACAATGTATTATTTACATTAATAGCAAAAATAAACTTATGGAAATTAATGATCGTCTTAAAGAAAAAGGATTTCCAGTAGAATGTATTCATGGAGAATTATCAGGAGATTTAAGAAAAAATATTATGGATGATTTTAAATCTGGTAAACTTCGTATTCTTCTATCTACTGATTTACTTTCAAGAGGTATTGATATTCAACAATTATCTCTTGTTATTAATTATGATCTTCCAAGAGAAAAAGAAACTTATATCCATCGTATCGGTAGATCAGGAAGATATGGAAGGAAGGGAGTATCAATTAATTTTGTAACGGATCGTGATATGGAACAACAAAATGAGATTCAATCCTATTATAATACAAAAATTGAAGAAATGCCACAAAATATTAATGATTATCTTAATATTTAAGAATTAAGTGCGTATATAAAGAAATATTATATTTTTTGTATAAATATAATGAGTATTAATATTGATAACACTGATGATAAACAAATTAATATGGGAGCAAATAATACAGGTGAATCTGTAATTAATATTAATTATAATGATGGTTTACTAGGAGTAGATTTATTAGCAAACAATTCTAAAAAAATAGAAGATATAACTGATAATGTAATTAATGGTTATACGAGTGGTGGAGAAGAATCAGTAAAATCGGATAAAAGTAATAAAGAAGATTTTAATTTTTTCTCAGATAATAAATCGGATGATAAAAAAATAAATATAGAGATTAATGATAAAACACCGACAGCACCAATATCGGATCCTATAATTGAGAATCAACCTTATGATTCTGAGGAATTTAGATCTATTCATTCAATGACACCAAATGAAATTAAGACTGAAAAAATTGATATGTTGTATAAATTTAGGAAATTAGAAGGTCAAGGGATTAGACCAACTATGAATTATAATATGAATTCTAATCTTGAAGATATGAGAAGTGAATATTATAAATTAAAGAAACAAAGAGAAAATGAAAATTCTGTTAAATTTCAGAGAAAAATTTTGATGGCTGCTGTGACGGGTGCTGAGTTCCTTAATAATAAGTTCGATCCATTCGATATTAAATTAGATGGTTGGTCTGAATCTGTTAATGATAGTATTAATGATTTTGACGAAATTTTTGAGGAACTTGCTGAAAAATATGGTGGAAAATCTGAAATGGCTCCCGAATTAAAATTAGTGATGGCTATAGGTGGTTCAGCATTCATGTTCCATTTAACTCAAACATTATTTAAATCGTCAATGCCAGGAATGGGTGATATTATGCAACAAAATCCAGATTTAATGAAACAATTTGCTCAGGCAGCAGTAGGATCAATGGCAAATAATGTTCGTGAACCACCACAAATGCAACCTAATATCCCAAGACAACAACAACCTCAACAAAGACCTGATATGAATGGACCTGCCGGATTAGATGATTTAATAAGTCAAATGAATCTTCAACCTGATGCTGTACCAGATTTAGACAGTATTTCAATTATGAGTGGTAATACAGATAGAAATAGTAATAGTGGTATTACATTAAATCTTTAATTAAATTGTTTTAAGTTCTTCGATAATTTTATCTATTTTTTGATTTTTATCTAAATCATCAGATTCAGAGTTTTTTTCTACTTTAGGAACAAGTGAATAATCACTGTCTTCATTAAAGAATTCGAATATTACCATAATAACAACTATTGTTAAAATAATCGAAATAACAATATCTCTTGTTGCCATGAAAACTACAAGAAATATTAAGATTCTTCTTAAATATTTACTATTAATCCATTTTTTTTGTTCTTCATTTAATTCATTAACTATAAATCTAGCACCAAGATTTATTACTACCATAATAATACCAATAATGTATTTATTATCAAATAATCCTTCACTTGATCCAGAATTTGTAATATTCATTTATAATATATAAAATGTAAAAAAATTATATTTATTTATAATATATTAAAATGTTAGGTTGTCCAATAGAAGATGCATATTCTGTTAATGATGCAACAATTATTGGTTTAGATAAAAAAAAGAAAAAAAAGAAAGATAAAAGAGATATAATTTATGATAATGAATTAAGACCTGTTAATGATTCTTCAAATGGTGGAAGTTATTTTTCAAAAGAAGAAAATGATTTTTCAAAAGTAAAACAAAGACTTCAGAGTTTATCCCCTTATGATAATAAATATTCTCCTTATGAAGAAATAACATCAAATTTTAGAGAACCTACACAATTAGTTCAAAGACCACCTGAAGAAAATAAAGAAAGAAATGATATGATTCAAATATCTAATCGTGAATACCAATTATTTAAAGAATATCAACAAAATAAATATTCAAAAAATAAATTAGTTGAAGGATTTGATTCAATAAATGATAATTTTAATGATATAATATTATTTGCTTTAACAGGTATATTCTTTTTAATCTTTACAGATTATATTTATAAAATGGGCAAGAAATCTTACTAGATTTCAGTAATGCAAGAAATCTTACTAGATTTCAGTAATGCAAGAAATCTTACTAGATTTCATAAATAAATAATTAATTATTAAAAAAAATATTTATATTAATATAAATGGTTGCTGGAAGTTTAAAACAATTTTTACCTAAAGATAATAATGAAATATTATTTTGTGTAATAGCATTTATTTTTGGTGTATTGGCTAGCAGAATGTTTTTATCTAAAAAACAAGAATTAATTGAAGGTACTCAATGTGGTACTAAAGCATATTAATTCAATAAATTTTTAGTTTTATCTCTCATATTAAGTAATGCTGTTTCATTATAAACGAAATTACCTTGTGGATTATAGTCATCAATTAATCTATAATTATTATTATTTTCTTTTTTCTTTTTCTTAGGATCAGATTTGTTTTGAATTTTATTCTCAACATCCCATGAAATAAAGATTGTATTTGGATGAAAATACATTAATTTAAAACCATTTTTTTTAAGAGTATCCATAATATATTTTTTAAGATCATTAATGTTGTATAAAGGAACTCCGAAAATAAATTCAGGAATACAATATAAGCAAAAAGTTTGTTCTAATTCAGCATGATATTTAATTCTTCTATGAATTTGTAAAAGAATATCATCAAACTTTTTCATTCTTTTAAAATTTTTGTCATTAATAGAAGAATATAAGTCATTAATGTTTAAAGTAGTCATTTATAATATATATAATATTTATAAAAAAATTTATGGGATATGACACACTTATTTTATCTGGTGGATCAATAAAAGGTATTTCATTTTTAGGATCATTTAAATATTTACTTGATAATGAAAAAATTAAAAGAAATGAATTAAAACATATAATTTCAGCTTCGGTAGGTGCATTAATGGCGATAACATTTCTATTTAATATAAAAATAGAAATGTTTTATAAAATCATTAAAGAAACTAAAATAAATATAGTTGACAAGGAAGATTATAAATTAGAAAATTTATTTAATGAATTTGGGTTTTATGATAATATGATTGTTGATAAATATGTAGGAGTTTTATGTAAATATATTCTTAAAAGAGATAATATAACATTAAGAGAACTTTATAAAATAAATAAAATAAAATTTACTGTGAAGGTTTCTAATATAACTAATAATAGTGTTGAATATTTTAATTATAAAAATCAACCTAATTTAGATATAAAAACCCTTGTAAAAATGACAACAGGTATTCCGATTGTTTTTAAACCAGTTTATTATAAAGGATGTCTTTATTCAGATGGAGCAACTGGAGGAGGACTACCAATAGAATATAATAAATCAAAAAATTATTTAGCAATAATTTTATCTTCACTTAAAAGGGATAGTATACCAGAAAATCCTAATATTCTACAATATTTAGATAATTTAATAAATGTTCAATATCAGATTAATGATTTTAATATTTATAAAAAATATAAAAATTTAATTATTATAGATTTAAATATACCTCTAAAATTTGACACAAATGATGAAGAAAAAGAAAAATTATTAATTGAAGGATTTAAACAGACAAAAGAATTCTTTAAAGATTTAGAACAATATTCCTAAGAGATTCTTTAGAATATGCTCCCGGAACAACACGATTGTATTGATAAATCATATTATAATGATATGACCATTTAGAATAAGATTTATCATCTTTAAATCTTGTTTTAGAGAGAACATTTAATTCCGAAAGTTTATTTTTTTTCCATTCATCAATTAATTCATTTTTCTTTTTATTATAATTTTTTTTTTGTTTTTCTCTAAATTTAATATCTTCATATTTCTTTGATCTTTTATTGTTAAAATATTGTTCTAGTTTTTTAAAATTATGTTTAAGATATTCGACTTGATCAATATTAAGATCTTTATATCTATACACTTTGTTAATATTAGGATTTTCAGAAGAAAAATTAGTTTCTACATTAATCCTATTTTCAAGAAATTCTACATATTTATTATATGTAAAACCTTCTTCATATTTTTTTTTAGATATTTCTTTTAAAGATTTAATATTAGGAGTCATTCCTACTTTTACCAAAGTATTACTCATATTACTCATATTACTCATATTATCTATTTAATATAATTTTTATATTTTTAAGTATTACAAATCACCATATTTTTCAGAATATTTTTTTAGTTTATTTTTTAAGATATTAAGTTCATTATAAACATCTTTTTTAACATTTTTAGATTCAAGTTTAATTAAAACTTTATTATATTCTTCGCATTTTTTCTTGTATTCACGTAAAAAAATATTATGATTATTTTCTAATTGTTTAAATGAATCTATTTTTTCATCAATTGTATTATTTAATTCAATAATTTTTTTATTAAGATTACTAGTAACTTTATCATGGTGTTCTTTTTTAACATAACCAGAAATATTACCATTTTTATCGGGATTTAATGACATTTTAATATAATTATAATTATTTTTTTAAGTGGTTCTAAAAGTAAATTTAGGAGATTGTTTAAGACCATTACGTTTTTCTTTACCCCATTCTGCTTTATAAGAAGATTTTTCTTGATACTTAATAAGGGAATCTTTAATTTTTTTCTTAGTAGGAAGATCTTTTTTATCAATACCTTCATCAGTGCACCATGTTTTAAAATTTTCATAAAGTGTATCTATAGATGTAGGCGCGAGTCCATCAATAGGTTCACATTCTACAATAGAACTATGAAACCAGTTAGTAATAATATCACTATCTTGTTTATATTGGGAAGTTTTACTAATAACTTCATCAGGTGGATTAGTTCCATATTTAGTATAATCTTGATACTTAGAAAGAAGTGTAATCATAAAGAATAGTTTCCATTCTTCCAATTTGCTTGACAACTCAATATCAGCTTTAAATATATTAGGATTATCTGTTGTAGGTTTAGGATTATCTTTAAATTCAGAGATAAAATTTACTACTTCAATTCTTCTCCATGTACCACCATCTTGATTCTGAAGTTTAGGAAGTTCATTACACATAAGAACAATTTTAAATTGTGGTTTAAATTCAGTTGTTTCTTTGAATAATCCTCTACTTGTAAGTTTATCACCACCAGTGATTTGTTTAAGTTTACCAACATAAATTTTATCATGTTCTTCTGGTTCTGAACATGTTACAAATCTTGCATATCTAAGAGTTTCTATTTCTGGAGATGCGGATGAAGAACTACCTCTTTTTGTAGTAAGATAAGCAACATCAAGACTTTTACTATAATCACCAAGTGCTAAATCAAGAAGTTCTATCAATTTACTTTTACCATTACCACCAGAACCAGTCCAGAAGTAAAATTTTTCTTCACGAACATGACCAGACAAACAACTTGATAGAAATCTAAGAACATAATCACGTGTTCTTGAATCAGTCCTTTCTTTTGTTTCTTTATCAATACGATTAGGAAGAACTTTTTGAATAAATGACTCTAAATCATTATTAAAAGTATTATAATTAGTTTTATTTATCATAAAATTATAAAGATCTGTAAAAGGTACTGGTTTAGAGAGATTATTAATAGGAATAGAATATTTCGTTGAAATAGTAACATAATCATCTGGTTGTCCTTTACGAAATACCATTGCTTTAAGATCAAAGATACCATTATCAAATCCAATTAGATCAAAATTGCTATTAATTTTTTCATCAAATTCTTCGTCATAAAAGAGTTCTCTACATTCTCTAATAATTTTATCTTTATAAGTAGAATCTTTCAATTTAGAGATAATTTTACCGCAATTAGAAACTTTTCTATCTAAATCAATTCTATTACCTGTTCCTTCTTCATAAAGTGGTACTTGAGATTGATATTTAATAAGATAATAACTATAAATATTTACAATATCAAGAGATAATTTCTTACGAAGTTCATGACCAATTTCAGTTGGTTCCCATTTACCACCTTTTGATTCATTAAAGTAATACCAGAAATTTTCTTTAAGACCAGAGCAAATAAACTCATTTTTATAATAATCAGCAATGACATTAGCGACATCATAATGTGTTCCAGTAGTTTTATCACCTTTAAGAGATTCATCAATTTTAATTTTAAGAGAATCTTTAATCAGATCACGATATTCTTGAATAGGTATATCTTGTTTAACCCACCAATGAAGTGTTTTAATTGTAAGAACATTATCTTTTCTTAAATTTGTTCTCCACACTTTCCATTTTTCATCACATGCAGATTCTTTGTAATCAGGGGATTTTTTACTAAAACTTTTCCAAATATCTAACATATAAGTTTGTTTCGAAATACCATGTAAAAGCAACCCAACATCTCTCCAACTATCATAAGGTTCAGCACGCGATGAATCTAATTTATCAACAAGTGTTTTAATTAATTCTATTTCTTTTTCCTTTATGGTGTTAACAAAGGTATTAATGTTTTCTTCTTCCATATCTAGATCCATAATTATATTATTATTCAAATTTTTTGTGTTTAAGTATTCTTTTGCCGAATCAGAATAATCAACATTTACTTTTGCTGAATAAACACTATTGTTAATAATAATAGATTTAGGCATATCTAAGAAAGGTTTAATATCAGTATCAACAAATGTATTACTATGATTAAGTTTTGTGATCCTAGTTAAATTATATCTATTAGTATCATCTTTTTTCCTTGAACCATATATCAACCAATTACCAGAATAAATTGATTTATCGATAATATCGCTCATACTATTGTCTGGGATATGAGAACATGTATTGGTAATAATTTCATCAAATAATTCTTTTTCTTCATGAATCAGATCAATAAAGTAACTATAAAGTTTTTTATCAGAGATAATTTTAGGAAATACTAAATGTATACCATCTTTTGATTTATATTCTTTTTTATCACATGATCTAATATTATCTTTTTCAAAAATCCAAATTTCTTTTTTATTTATATCTAAGTCGAAAATTTTATCAAGTGTTTTAAGAAACAATTGACATAAATCATCAATTGTTTCTCTTGTATATTGTCTTGATCTATAAGAAGATTTATATTTAAAATCCAAATCAATAATAAATGGACAAGTATCTGCGAGTTTTTCAGCGCACATATATGTCTTATTTTTTACGAAAAATTCATCTACACAATAGTCATAAAATTTATCAATATTAGTTTGATCAATATTATATGATCCATAATCAGGTATAATGTGAGTTACTTTACTTTTATCATTTTTTGCTTTTTTAAATTGTTCTAAAAATTTCCTGAAATTCGCTTCCATATTATTCATATTAATATTTTTTTCTTTAATATAATTTTTCAAATTTATAAAATTATAATCTAAATATGATAATACTATACAAAATTAAATAAAACTAATTAAATTTATATATATTACAGTATAAATTATTTTTTTGTAAAAAATAATTAAAGAAATAAAATTTATTAAAGTAAATGTCAACCAGTGTAATAAAAAGAATAGTTAGTAAAGATTTAAAAGGTATTAAAACAAATGATTTAAATTCAATGGGAATATTTGTTGAATTTAATGAGGAAAATCTTTTAGAAGCAAAAGCAATGATAATAGGACCTAAAGATTCGGTTTATGAAGGAGGAATTTTATTTTTTAAGTTATTTTATCCTAAGAATTATCCATTTTCTCCACCAGATGTTTGTTATGTTTCAAGAAATAAAGTAAGAATTCATCCTAATTATTATACAAGACATCATCATACAGGTCATGGAAAAGTATGTTTGTCTATATTAGGTACATGGGATGGACCTAAATGGACATCAATTATGGATACGTCAACAATATTGATTACAATGCAATCTTTACTTGATAAAAATCCTTTATATCATGAACCTAAGATAGAAGATCCTATTTTAATTAATAATTATAATAAAATAATAAATCATGAAAGTATTCAAACATTATTTTTAAGAAATACATTTGATATTCCTATAGGATTTGAAATATTTACAGAAGAAATTAAAGAAAATTATGAAAAAAATAAAGATTATCTTTTTGATAAGATTCAAAAGAATATTAATATAAAAGAAAAAGTATTCTCAAATATATATCGTTTTGATTATCCAGTAGATTATAAAAGATTATCAGAGGTTTTTAAAGAATATTCTCAAAAATTATAAATTTGAATATTATTTATAAATAAATATTAAATAATATATACAATGGATATTAATTTCTGTAAAGGTTGCGATAATATTATGTTCATTTATTCCGATGAAGAACAAAAAAAACTTTATTTAGGGTGTAAAAGTTGTGGAACAAAAGAAGATTATACCAATAATAAAAGTATTTATACAAATACTTTTAAGTTTGATTTTAGTGAAACTATTAATAATAATAAATATTTAAGTCATGATAATACTTTACCAGTTATTGAAGGAAATAAAAATATTAAATGTCCTAATGAAACATGTAAAAGCATTACAGATTCAGAATTAACTTCTAATATTACATATATTAAATATAATGAAACAGAAATGAAGTATTTATATATGTGTCGTTATTGTGGGCAAAAGTGGAAAAATAATTAATAAATTTGAAATAAATTTAAAAACTTATTATATATAATATAATATGAGTTCTGATGAAGAAAATGAGGATTTTATTGATGATTATAATGTAGAACAAAGTATTCTAGAAAATACAGAAGATATAAATATATTCATGAAAAATTATTCAGAAATGAAAAAAACTTATAAGACTTCAAAATATCTAAATAAATATGAAAAAACAAAAATTATTTCAGAAAGAGTCCAACAATTAGCAAATAATGCAAAACCACTAATATCTAATCCTCAAAATTTTCCTGACATTTATTCAATTGCTTATGAAGAATTAAGGCAGAAGAAAATACCTTTTATTTTAAAAAGACCAATTAATAATACTTTTGAATATTGGAAACTTGAGGATTTATATATTCTATAATTAATTTATTATTTATAATATTTTTTATTTATTTAAGATTAACAAAAAAAAAATATAAATATAATATAAATGGATGACATTTATGGATTAATAATTATTTTAGGATTACTTTTAGTAATTGCTCAATGTGCTAATAGTGAAAGAGGTTTAGTTGAGTCAATGGTGAATGTAAATTTAACAGAAAATAATAATGTTAATATAAGAGATCATCCTAATCAAAACAACCATGGCAATGTAAAAGTTCAACCTAATCAAAACAATCATGGTAATGTAAAAGTTCAACAACCTAGACCAACAAACAATAAATTTATTAACTATGCACCAAGTAGTCTCTTGAAAAGTTACGCTGATGCTAATTCTCCGTATGGTGATAAAGTTGCACCTAGTGCACAACAAGAATACGCCCTTTTAAAATCACAAGGTAAAGCATCTGAATTAGACATGTTACATAAAGAAATTACATCAGGATATGCTTCTGTTGAACAAATGGAAAGTCAATTACCAGGTTTTAACTCAAATGCTAAAGGTGGATTATTACAAGGACAAATGGGAAAACATGTAAGATCCGCTCAAGATGCTGCTAATAAATTACCAAGAAATAATATGAATATGGGTAATAATAATATTTTGCCTTCTAATATGAATGATAATATGGGTAATGCATCAGTTAATAGTAATAATAATCGTAATCTACAAAATGCTAATCAATTAATTAATTCTAATATGAATGATAATATGGGTAATGCATCAGTTAATAGTAATAATAATCGTAATCTACAAAATGCTAATCAATTAATTAATTCTAATTCAATTGCTATACCTTCTAATTCAGGATCAACTAATAATAATAATAAAGAAATTAACTTACACTTAATTTACACTACATGGTGTGGTCATTCAAAACGCGCATTACCCGATTTTGAAAAACTTATGGGAGAATATGATGGACAAATGATGAATGGATATAAACTTAATATTAAGAAACATGATGCTGATCAAGATAAATCAGTTTCTAAAAAATACGGTGTAAAAGGATATCCTAGTTATGTAATGGAAAAAGTTGAAAATGGTCAAGTAGGATCACCTCAACCTGTTAATGAAAGAAGTTATGATGGATTATTAAATATTCTTAAAAATTCTGCTGTTTAATAAAGTTTAGTTACAGCAAATCTTTCTTTATTTTTTTTTTGATAATTATTTCCTCCTCCGCCTTCCATCTTTTCATCTGAATAATTTTCTTTAGAATATTTCCAAAATTGATCGCCTCCAATCTTAAAGGGTGGATGAGGATCTGCCTTATACCAAAATACTTGATCTGATAATTTATTTGATTTAGCATTATTATTTATCACTAAACATTCATAATTTTCAGTACATTGATCCATTACTTGACAAAACATCTCAAATGTAGGAAACATACCGGCATAATGTTCATATAATCTTTTTCTATTACTAACATAATTCTCTCTAAGAATAAATATAAAATCTATATTTGTTCTTAAATTAGGTGGGACACCTAAGGCATATTGCATAGTTAATAAAAATAATAATTTCCAATGTCTTCCATTCATAAAGACAGATCTCATACATGTATCTTTTGTCCATTTATTATCATATAAACAATCATCCAAAATAAGGAATGCTCTAGGATCAACATTTTCTCCATTATTTTTCTTTTCAACCATCATTTTTTGTCTTTTAAGCATATTATTAACAATTTCAGAATTAAACTCTTCATGAATAAATAATTTAGGCACTAATGATCCATAAAACTGATTTGCTGCTTCAGTTCCTGAAATAACCTGTCCTACAGGGATATCACTATGATAATATAAGATATCTTTACACAAATATGATTTTCCCGTATCTCTTTTACCTATAAGAACAACAACTTTATCATCTTTAATTTGTGAAATATCAAATTTCTTTAATTGTATTTCTGCCATATAATATATAATTTAAAATATTTAAATATAATAAACATAATATAAATTAAAAAAAATGAATATTAATCTTGAAAATCTTAGCGATGAACAATTTGAACATATTTTAAATTTATTAATTGTTTATAAACAATCACATAAAGATAAAAATGTTTACTTAAATGAGAAATCTATTAAAGAAGCAATTTATTTTATGAATACTATGGGTAAAGAAATGGCATCACAATTAGGAATGAATTAAAATCTTTTTCTAGTTTTTAATCTTTTTCTAGTTAATCTTTTTCTAGTTTTTATACTATTTTTTATTTTTTTCCATTCTATAGGAAATAAATGTTTAGTATTATTTTTTAATTTTTTACCAAACCATATACTTGGATAACAAACTATTTTATTTTTATTATCATTAAAATAAGCACCCCACCAACTAAATGAAGAATTTGCTATGATATTATGATTACAATTACTCATAATTAACATTTGTTCCCAATCACTAATTTTATCATTAACTTTTATAAAATTACAATTATCAAAATAATTTTTTAGTATATTAATATTATCTAAAACTGTATCATTATCCTTTGATTGACAAAAGTAAAGAATATTATATTCTTTATTCTCTTTTACAATATATTTTAAACAATCTTTATAGTAATCTAAATTCATTATAGGATGATAATCTTGTAATTTAATATAATCTCCTAATCTGAAATGAATACATATTGTATTAGAAAGATTATATTTAGGATATTTATTTTTAATTTTTTTTTTAAATTCTTTAATCTTAAGAATATTTATAATCTTATTATAATTATCCTTAAAATATTTTTCAGATTGGAAAAAACCTGATAACATTGTATTTTCCTTAAATTTTGGTATTTTATTATAACTGAAAAATTTCTCTGAATATTCAATATATTCTAATTTATCTTTTGTAGTATTTTTTTTTATATTTTTAAGAAAATTATTCCAATAAGTAGGTCTTATCTCTCCTATTTTAAGTTTATCGGAGTATTCGAAAATATAATTATAATTATGGGTTAGAGCATAACTTATTGTAGTAAATATCTGAAATAATTGATTCCCTAACCCACCTTGTAGAAAAATACTTATATTTTTTCTCTTTATATTTATTCTACTCATATATATATATATATTAATATTTAAGTTTAAAGTTTATTATAATTGTATTTAATAATTGTAATCATGGAGGAGTTTCATATAGGATTTTACAAATGGAATAATTATAAAAAATTTAATGATTCTGTAAAAAAAAAATTAAATATAAATAATCCACAAATTTATTTTCCAATATTATCTTTATATTTATATTATCATAATACTAAAAATTCTCATAAATGTATAGATTTAGAAAGAAGATATTATGTAAAAGAAATTTTAGAAGTAAATTATCTTAAATATTATAATTCAAATTCAATAATTAATGCGAAAATTTTCGATTATAAAACAAAAACTTATTTTACAGAAGAATTATTCTGTAAATGTATGCCAATTCTAGATCCATTACATTATATCATGGATAATTATAATACAATAGTTAAAAGAAATCCTCTTTTACCAAGTAATTATAATTTTAATACTTTTGAGAAAATTAATAATATGAATAATTCAGCATATATTGATACATTTTTTGGATATATTTGTTCTTATATTACAATGAATGATATTAATCCTAGTTTTTCAAAATTTTATGGTACTGTTAATGGTATTTCAGATAAATATCATTTTGATATCACCGAAGAATATGATGAATTTAAGAATGAAAAATGGTTCCATAGAAATCTTGGTAAATTATTCTCAATAGATATGTATATAGATTCAGATTCAGATTCAGATTCTGATTCTAATCCAGAAGAAAATAAATCTAAATCTAGTAGATCTAGTAATTCATCAAGTTCATCAAATAGTGATTATGTATGCATTCTTAAAGGTTTACCAGTTCAATATTTCTTTATTGAAAAATTAGATGGAACATTAGAAGATTTTTTAAGAGGTAATGTTGATAAAGATTTATTATTATCATGTATAATTCAAGTTTCTTTTGCCCTACATTTATTACAAAAGAAATTTATGTTTACACATAATGATCTCCATATCAATAATGTAATGTACACTAAAACAGATAAAATTTATTTATATTATAAATTAAATAATATTTATTTTAAGGTTCCTACATTTGGATATATATTTAAGATTATTGATTTTGGGAGAAGTATTTTTACATTTAATAATAAAGTTTTCTTTAATGATACCTTTAATAAACATGGTGAGGCAGAAGGACAATATACTTATCCTAATAGACATTTATTATATATTAATGATAATAATGATGTAATTACTCCTAATTTTAATTTTGATTTATGTAGATTAGCAATAACTATTTTAGATGAATTAGAACTTGAAGATTCAGAGGAAAATAAAGATTTTATAGAATTTATAAAATCCTTAACAAAAGATAAAAATGATAATTATTTATATGAATTAGAAGATAATTTTAATATGTATATTGAAATTGCTAAGTATGCAAATAATGCCAGACCTTGCGAAATAGTTAAAAATGAAATATTTAATAAATTTAGAACTAAGAAAAAATATTTTCCTAAAAAAAATTATTATTAAAAAGGCGGTCTTGAAGATTTAGTTAAAACTTCTGAACCTAACGAAGGAGCACCGCCTTTCATTATATCTGAATTTATTAACATTTTTATCATGAATGATGATACAAATGTTATTCCAAATAACATAATATATTCTTGTTTTTTCTGTTCAAAATTTTCTTTATGAGTAAAAGCAATAAAAATTCCTGTATTAATTAAACTTAATACTAAACTAAAAATTAAATTGTTATCAAACATTTATAATAAAATTATAAAAAAATATTAAAATTTAAATAAATTATTCAATTTCTAAAGCATCATCGAATAATGTATATTTCTTTACATCTTTTTCTACTTCTAATCCTTTTCTTTCCATTAATTTACTTATATCATTAACAAAATTATCTACTGTTTCTGTATCATCATTATTCACTTCAACTGATATTATTTCTTTTAATTCTTTTTCTTTTTCTACTTCATTAAATGGTTTTAAAGATTCTGATTTATTTTCAGAATTTTCACCAATAGATCCTAAATTAGATTGACTATCATCTTTTTTAACAATTGTTATTTCTTTAATATTATTCATTTTAATATTATCTTTCTTACCCATAACAACACCTTTAACATTAGGGTCTTTAACTTCATCTACTTTAAGTTCATCTACTTTAANTTCATCTACTTTAANTTCATCTACTTTAAGTTCATCTACTTTAGGAGATTCTTTTACTTCTTTAGGAGAATCTTTAATAATTTCTGTAGGTTCTGTATTACTGACTTTACTAAATAAAGGATCAGATTCTATATTAATTTGTTTTATATTAGGATCAGGTTTTACTTCTTCTTCCATAGGAGATATTCTTGGTGATAAAATATCACAGACTGGTTTTTCTACATTAACTTCATTTAATTTATCAAGATTATTTTTAAAACTATCCATTAAATCTGAATTTGTTTTATTAGGATCTATTATTTCAGCATTATCATATTTTATTTCTTCAACAGGGAATTCAACTGTTATATCAGGAACTCCTGATACAATTTGAATTTCATTACATGCTGCGTTAACAGTATCTTCATCTGGTGATTCGTATCCAGGTTTTGCGTTTGATTCATATTCATTAGTTAATTCTTTTGCTTTATCCTTTACTACCTGAGATTCTAATAATTTTTGTAAAGTTTCTTTTGAAATAGTTTCTTCATTTACTTCTTCAACTTCTCTTTCATTATCAGAATTATCTGCTTGTGATGAATTATCATCTTGTGATAAATTATCTGAATTTATACTAGTTTTTAAAGATCTTATTTCATTTAATAATGCTGCTTGTATTGATTGATTCTCTAATCTTCTTTGATTTTCAACTTCATTATTATCAAAATTATCTAAATGATCTTTAAGAATTTCTTTAACAGGCAGTAATTTTCTAATAGTATTTTCTATATTTTCTTTAATTATTAATTCTATTGTTCTCATATTCTTTTGATATTCAGATCCAGATACATTTTCATCATATAAATATGGATTTTTCCAAATTTCTCTTGCTAAGTTGATATAACATTTATGAATAAAATTAATAGTTTTAGGAATTGTAAGATTTACTCTTGTATTTTTCATATTAGGACCAATACTTGTTAATATTTTTGTATGACTTATGAATACTGCAGTAACTAAATCATCTAACCAATCACAATGAGATTGATTAATAATTCTTTCAGTCTCAACTTCAACTAATTCATTATTCCATTCAGGAACCTTTTCTAAAAATGTTCGGAATAATGTTAAAATACTATGATTTGTTTGAGTGGAAAAAACAACTTTAGATTCATCATAAATAGATTTTATCCCATCAAACATATTAGGAGTTAATACATCAATTAATTGTTGTGTGTACTCAATTTTTGCTTGAGTGAAGATACTTGTATTATTTTCTTCCATTATTTTTTTAATAATATTTTATTTTTAGTTTTTAGACTTTCTTAATAAGCAAATGAACTTAATGGTTGTGTGTATGGATTTTCTTTAAAGGGATTCAATAAAGTTGGATCTATTCTATTAGCAATTGAAGTATCTTCTAATCTATCTTTCATTGAAGTAATTTCACAAGTGTTATCCTGAGGAATTACTCCATAAACTTTATCAACACCATTTAATCTATGATTCATATAATCAACATCCATTTTTTTAATATCCATGTTAATTGTATCCATACCATTTGAAATCTTAGTATTATTAAGTGTCGGTGCTCTACCTTGAGAAATAATTTCTTTTGTAGGATTAGTTTCTGCATTCATATAATTAATCTTATCCATATCACCTTTAACGTAAGCACCAGCATTACCTGTGTAATCGAATTGGGTAGAATCTTTAGTTGTCCATTCAGGTGCTTCATAAGGTTTAGTTGTCATAGCACCAATATTATTTCCTAAATAACCATTATTTGCAGAATCAATAGTTGTTTGTTTTTTAGTAACTCTTACAGAATCATATTGTCTTTTAGTAAAAGCATCAACATTATTACCCATGTAACCATTATTTGCTGAATCAATAGTAGTTTGTTTTTTAGTTTTTCNTATATCATCTTGAACACCAAGAGTTTGTGAACCAATTTCTGTTTTAATATTACTATCATAAGTTCTTAACTCAGTGACTTGTCTTTCATTTGGTAATGCTTTATATCCTTGTTGAACCATATCATTATTAAGTATAGGTACTTCAGAACCTACATTTCTCATTGTATCAGAACCTAATTGTTGTCTATCAGATTTCTTATAATTACCTCTTAATTCTCCGTTTTCCTGAACCGCAGGTGCGGCAGGACCAAATTCACTTTTATTAAAATACCTTCTATTAGTATCAGGAAGAATTTGTTCAGGTCTTTCTGATTTAGCTAAGAAAGCACCATTTGTAACAAACCATTTATTTGCATTATTTTCATAATATGTTTCTGGACTATGTTTATATACTTCACCTTCTTTACCTCTGTGATCAAATCCTTTACCAGTAAGAACTCTACCTTCATAAGTTAATTTAGGATCATTAACTGTTCTTAAATTATCAATATTTTTTCTATTAGCAATTGTTTGTCCAATTTCTCTATTAAAATTACTCATAGAATCTATGGGAGCAATTCTTTCTTGAGTAAATGGTAATTCATTATTTCTTAATGATCCATTATCATATCTTGTTTGATCGGCACGATGAGAATCAAATGTATTACCAAATACATTACCTGAATTTCTTACAATATCAGAAAAGGCATTACCTGCAACTTCAGTTTTAGATCTTGACCCTTCAATTTTCCCTTGTGTCCTTTCTAATTGTCTAGAATCATCAAAATTTACATTAGGTGCTTGTGAACTAAAAAAAGGTGCTGTTTTAATACCTTGATCATTTGTTAAAAAATCTTCATTACTTATAAATCCCCCTGCCGAATTACTAAAAGTATATTTAGCATAATTTTGGAAACCTTCTTTAGTATCTGATGTAGTATCAATTAAATCTTTAATAGGTATTTCTAATCCATGATTTACTTTTGTTTTTTGAAAATTAACAGTGTTACCAGGTTGATTAGATTCATTAAATCTTTTTTCTGCTAATTCTTTAACTATCCCTTGCGTTTTATCATAATAATTAGATTCATAGGCATTATCCATACTTGGGAAATTAATTTCTTTATTAACATTATTCTGTATGGGAGTTTTATCATCTTTGTTTAACATTAATCCAGCACCGATTAAACCTACTAAAATTGCTGCTTCCATATTATATTATCTAAATATATTTAAATTTTTGATTTACCTTAAATATTTAATTAATTTTAATATTTCAATAGGAATAGTATCATTATCAAAATATGATCTCATATTAAATTCTTGAAAATATCCAACAAGTTTAAAATGTATTTCATCTTCATAAGATAATATAATTGTATTTAATTTTTCATCATAATCATATAAAAGTGGATAATAATTATATTGGTTTTGATTTGAGTTTGAGTTTAAAATAATAATATTTATATTTAATTTTTCTTTAAGAATATTTAGAATAATACTATCACCCCAATAACTATTTCCTCCTTCAAGTATGATTTCTTTAAATTTTTCAAAATTAATATCATATGGATCCCAATCTTCATCAAAATCGTCAGAATCTTTAAGAATTTTATAAATATTAATTATTTCATTAAATTTTTCTATATCAATAGAATCACAAATTAATTGTCTTAAATCGGAAACTTCATATTCAAAATTAATATTCATGTAATCTTGAGATTTTAAAGAATAAGATATACAATGAAATAAACAATCCCCATCACCTCCACAATCTAAAATCCCAAATAATGAATTCTTAGGGATTTTATCAAGAAAACAATTTAATTTTTTTATCCAACGGATATTTAATTTCTCCCAACCATAATCATTTAAAATATTATGCCAATTATGATTTTTAACTGACTTAGTTAATTTGTTTTTTTCATAATACAATTTATCTGCTTCTAAATAAATTGTATCTGTGAAGTAAAATTTTGTCATATTAATAATAAATAAAATTATCTTTAATTATAAAAAAATTAATTAATCAAATTTACAGGACAAGGTTCATATGTATCAATTAAATCAAGGTATGTATTATCACCTTCTCTTATAAATGGTTCTATAACATTATCTTGGGGATTTTTCTTTAAACTTATAAATCTATTTTTTGCCATACCTTTTAACTCAAATGCTGGTTCATTTAATCTCATATTTTCAGAATGAAAAAACATTTTATTAATATTATTAAAAAGATTCATATCAGGTTCTAATGGTTTATTTTCATCAGGTCTATATTTTTCACCAGGATTATTTGATAATTTTCTTGAAAGATTTTTTAATTCAGAATCAGCATCAACACGATTATTATTTTCTAAATATGTTCTACTTAAATCAATATTGGAAGTTAAATTATCCCAAGGTAAAGCAATAGTATTTTTTTTTTGTGCTTCATTTAATCTGTATAATCCAGGTCCAACTGCTCTCATTTCTGAATCAAAAAGTAATTGATCTTTATTTTTATCAAAAATACCTTCCATTTATATTATATTAAATAAAATAAATTTATCGTTTTATTCCATTATTTCTTAAATCTTCACATCTATTAATATAATCTACATTTCTTGCTATTTGTCTACTGGGTAAACCACCTCTTACCCATGAATTCATAGAATCTTCAGGAATAATATGTTTAGGATCTTGTACTTCTGATTTCAATCTATTATTCATAGGGAACAATGCCGGTTGAAGATTTTCAATAGTAACTCCTGATAATATATTACACGGACGATCTACTCTTGTGATATTTGAACCTTGAAGAATTGTTTCATCATCTACATGAAAATCACCTTTACCATAAAATCCAGCATTTTGTAAATTTGGAAGTTGATTAATAAATCTTAAATTAGTTAAATCTTGAAATCTTAAATTACTATCATTTTCAATTAAACATCCCTTTTCACCCATCCAACCTTTACCTCCATCAAAATTTATTGCCGGTTGAGAGATCTGAATTTCACGAGCATTTTTTAATCCACATTCACAACCATACATATTATCTAAATGATATGCTCCAACACCGATAGATTGATGAACATCTAATCTTGCTGTTGCTGGATCATGTTTTATTCCTGCTTGTTTATATAAATTAGGATCAAAATCTACTTTAAAATCAGAACACTTCTGTAACTGCATTTCAGGAACATCACTAACAATACCTCCATGATATCCAGTAGATCCTGTTTTTGTTTCTGAACCAAATAAATTATTTAACACTTCCGTCATTTATATTATAAATTATATTTTATTTTTTAGGATTAAAATTAAAAATATTAACTACTTGGACCTGACCCCAAACCTCTATGCTCACCAAGTTGATTCGCAGCACATTGTAATCCATTACCTTCTTTACATGTCGGAGGTGTTTGATAACACCATTTCATAAAAGTATCACGATCATTTGGAACAGAATTTCCTGGAACAGAAAAAAATTGTCTTTGAGAATTTTCTTTACCAAAAATATCATTTATATCTTTATATAAATCTTCTTCAAAATTATTTTCTATAACTCTTTGTACTCCTTTATTATTATATGAATAACATGCTTGTTTTGATTTATCAGTCCCAAAATCTGACAAAAGTGGATTCATAAAAGGATTATCTTTTGTAGGAATTCTACATTCAGAACTTAAATCATTTATATTCATATCTTCTGAACCATTCATTATACTATTATTTACTTTATTCATAAATGATTCTTTATATTTTATCTGAATTAAATATGTGAATATTCCCATTCCCAAAATAAAAGTTAAAACATATGTTTTTTTAGTATCCAATAAATAAACAATTAAACTATAATAAATTGTAAATCTTAAAAGGGAATTTAATTTTCTATTTAAATCATATTCTTTTTTAGGAATAATATCAAGTAAGAATTTTTTATCATATAAGATTGAAAAATTATCAAACCAAAAAGGTATCATTATTAAATATAATATATTATTTTATAAAAAAAATTTAATCATTTTTCTTTACATTTATTTGTTTATTCTTTTTGTCTAATTTTTTTTTCGCATTTTGTCTTGCTACAGCATTTCTATCATTTACGTTGATATTCTTTACATTAGGTTCAGGAGTAGCAACAGAGTCAGGATTTGCTTGACCTGACATCTGTCCAAACATCGCAGATTGCATTCCCATTAACTGAGAAAATAAAGGATTATCTTTCATAGTAGAACAAATATTCATTGCTTCTGATTGAAGATTATCTTTATCCATTCCATTTTCACCTGTCATTTTTGTGGTGATAGAAGAAAATATTTTCATCATATTTTCAGGATTAAATACTTCTTGTATACTTTCTTCACCTGAATCTCCACCTATATTTAATTCTTCAGTAATTTCTTTAGCAATTTTACCAATACTTGTATTTTCTAAAATATCATTAAATCCGTCCATATTTTTGTCATCAACATTATTCTTAAAATCCTCATTTATTTTTTGATAATTTTCTAAATCTTGTTTACTTTTTTTACTAATTCTTTTCTTTTCACTAATGGTATCTTCATTAAGTTTTTCAAGAGTATTAATATTAATGTTTATTAAACAAAATGATTGTAAATATTTCCAAATACTATCTCTTGTTTTTTGTGAAAGTTTACTTGACCATATTTTCTTAAAACAAATATCTTTTAATAAAAATAATTCAGATTCAAAAATACAATCATTTCTATCGGTAATTTCAGTAGAAATAGAATCAATTTTATTTAAAAAATCTTTAATTTCAGAGCATTCATTAATTTGTAAAGTTTCTAAACTTAAAACATCTGAATAATTTAAAATTAAAGGTTCTTTATATTCAGGGAATACAATAATTAAATCATCGATAAAAGATTTAAATATGTGAAGGGTTTTTGAATTAATATCCATTTATATATATTATAAAAATATCTTAAAATATTTTACGCGAAGGAAGGTTTTGCCATCATTTCACCTCTTTCTGCCATTAATCTTTCATAATCAGTATCAAATACTTGTCTTTTTTCAGAACCTTGCTCAGATTTACTAGAATGCTTTAATTGGGGTTGTTCGGGTTCATCAAGATATGAAAACGAATCATTACCTATACTCATATTATCATCTATAGGGGCAAAATCTAAACAATTACCTGATGGACATAACCCATCTAATTCATCAACTGAGCATGATTGAGGATCTTGATGTTGTTGTTGTTGCTGTGGTTGTCTTTGCTGTTGCTGTGGGTGTCTTTGCTGTTGTGGGTGTTGCTGAGTTTGCCTTTGCTGTTCCTGTTGCTGAGGTTGCCCATCACTACTACTAATAATATAATTAAATAAATCTGTTGCTCCAACAACTTGATCATCAACAATCATACAAGGAACAGATTTTACTGTTTGAGGAAAAGGCGAATCATCAATAGAGACTATTTTATAATGACCTTTAAGTTGTGGTCTTTCTTGTAATATCATAAGTAATTTTCTACAATGAGTACATCTTTTACTTATATAAATAATGGGTAGCATATTATTATAGTATAAAATTAATTATTAAAAAATAAACTTATTTATTTTTATTATTTTTCTTTTCTTGATTATTTTCACACTTAACTTTACAAGTAAATTTTTTCTTTTTACAAGATTTATTTTTCTTTTTATATTTTTTTGAACATTTCTTTAAACNCCTTTTAAAAGATTTACTAAAATTTTTCTTTTTCTTTTTATTATAACATTTTTTTTTTTTCCTTTTTTTATTTGATAAAACTTTATATCCTAGATATCCTGCTAATGCAGCGGGTATTGCTACTGGTGCTCCTACCACTGCTGCTGCTGCACAAGGTACACATGCCATATATTATATGTTATATTTAAATATTTATTATATTTATTAATAAATAATGGGTAATACTGGATCTACTAATAATCAAGATGTAAATCAACAATATAATTTTTATGACTCTCAACTTAATGAATATAAAAGAATGATTATTGCCCAACAAGAACAAATTAATCAATTATCATCTATGAATATTAAGCAAAATATTAGTAGCAGACAAACATCTAATATGTTTTTTAATGAAGTTCCTAGTCAACAACAACATAATCCACAGATTATTAATCAAACAACCCCTTATCCAAGATTACAGAGTCAATTTAATACAATTAATACAAACCTTATAGAAAATCAAAAACCTAAATTAAATCCTTATCAAATATTAGGTATTGATAAAAAATTTGATGAAGTTTCTTTAAAGAAAGCATATCTTAGAAAAGCAATGAAAACTCATCCGGATAGAGGTGGATCAGCAGAAGAATTTCAAAAAGTTAGTATTGCTTATACTTTACTCTTAAAGAAACTTCAAGACTTAAAGAATAATCATGAACACAATGATTTAAGAAATCATAGTAAAAATTATATGCAATCTCAGAAACAAGATACTAGAGTTAATGTTAATATGACAGAAAATTTTGATGTTAATTTATTTAATAAAGTTTATGAAGAAAATAAAATTAACACTCCCTTTGATGATGGATATGGTAACTGGATGAGTTCAAATGCTATAGAAGATAAAAAACAACAAAAATTATTTGATGGTAAATTTAATCGTAATTTATTTAATCATGAATTCGAGAAATATAAAAAAGATCAACAAAAGAAACAAGGTTCTCAATTAGTTAAATATGATAATCCAAATGTTGATATTTCATTTAGAGGTAAAGATTCTTTAAGTGTATTAGGACAAAATAAAGTTAATGATTTTAGTGGTGATACTGGTATGGGATTAGGTTTTAGAGATTATAAAGATGCTTTTACAAATTCTTGTTTGATAGATGTAAATACATTTCAAGATAAAGGAAGACCAAGAGATATTAATACAATGGAATCTTCTAGATCAAATATCTCTTATCAAATGTCAGAACAAGATCAAAAGAAAATTTTATTACAACAATTAAGAGAGAAAAAAGAAGAAGAACAAAGAATACAAAGATTACAACAATTTGAGAATCAAGCATTCTCTACATATGATAAAATTCATCAGAGATTATTACAACGTTAAGCAACATTCTGTGCGGAATTATTAAATCCTCTTCTACGAATATAATTATCTTGTTTTTCGGTGGAACAGACACAACCTCTATCAGTAGAATAGGTTGATGGGCAGCAATTTAATGATGCTTTATTATTCGCAAACATAAATAGTCTTTGAGGAGAATTAGGATCACCGTCAACATTAGGTCCTACTAAATCAGAATCATCAGAAACAACATTTTGAACGGGACCTTGAACACCTTGGAAATTCATTAAATTTTTATTAGATATTAATTCATTATTAAAATCTCTGAATTTTTGATTTAATGTTCTTACACATAAACCATCATAAGGACCAATTCTTAATTTAGAATCTATAGGTGAAACACTTGGTTCAACTTTAACAATCTGCGGAGGTTTTACTGAATCAGAAGGTGATTCAATAGGTTCAGCACTGACATTACCAAAATTATCAGAATTACTATTGGAATTATTGGAATTTTCTAATCCTTCAACTCTATTCTTAAGTTGGCAGATAACTATTGCAGTTACAAGAGTTAATCCTAACATTTTTAAATATTCTGTATCTTTAACAAAATAAAACAAAACAACAATATAACCTATAATTACTAAAACACTTAAATTGTTCATTATATAATATTAATATTTTAATTTTGTAAATATTTAAAAAAAAATAAATAAATATTAGATATAATGAATAAATTTAAAATAGAAACAAAATGGTGTTTATGGTATCATTCTATTACAGATAATTCTTGGAAGAAAGATAGTTATAAAAGAATTATAAATATAAATAATCTTTTAGATTATCATTTTTTAAAAAATAATTTTGAAAGACAACATCTTCAAAATGGAATGTTTTTTATAATGAGAGATTGTATATTTCCTACATGGGAAGATCCTGAAAATAGATTAGGAGGTTGTATATCTTTTAAAGTATCTTCTTCAGATATTTTAGATGCCTGGAATAAATTATTTTTATATTTAATATCTGAAAATATTACTAGTGAAGAAAACCTTTATGAAGAAATTAATGGTATATCAATTGCACCTAAAAAAGAATTTAATATTATTAAAATTTGGTTAAAGAATGATAATATTAATAATAAATCATTAATAAAAAATATAGATCCTTATTTTAAATTAGAAAATTCTTTATATAAAAAACACGAACTTGAATATTAAATTACTTTGCTTTAATAATCGTCATCAGAATAATCATCTTCTGAATAATCATCTTCTAAATAATCATCTTCTGAATAATGTTTTTTAGGCGAATTACTTTTTAATGTTTTAGAATTAGTATATTTACCACCCCGAACATTATTATATCCATTTTTCTTAATATATTTTTCTGTATATTTTTGTTCTAATTTATCTGAAAAATATCCAGGACATTCATCAACAACTTTACCTTCAATTGGTTTAAATTTTTTAGTAACTTTTGAACCATTACCAGAAAAATGTTCATCCATACGTCTTTCAATATTTATAGTTTTACCTATATATTTCTTTCCACTTTCAAGATTTAATTTATATATTTGTGTAGATTCATTTATATTTATATTTGAATTATATTTATACATAGGAGCACCTGTTTTAGCATATGCTTCTGGATTATATATTTTTTTACCATATTCAGTATAATATTTTTGCATTATTTTATATTATGTAATTTTGTATCTTTAATTACTTTGCTTTATCAATAACTTTTTCTTCAATTAAATTTTCTTTTTCTTTAATTAAATTATTTTCTTGATTATTATTTGAATCGGTATTGAAATAATAAAAAATATTATATATGATAAATAAAAATAAGAAAAATAAATAAACTTCCATTATTATATAAATATTATAAAATTAATTGGTATTTGGCGCTAAACATAATTTAATATTTCCTAGTGAAGCAACCGCATATTGAATAATTAATGGATAATCATTCTTAATATATAAATGAATTTGATTACATAAATTCGTACATTTAGTAAATAATAATAAATATTTCAATGAAAAAATTCCCTGAATAGGATATTCTACGGATTGATTACTAGTAAATTTTAATCCATTATTAGTTTCACCTAGTACAGTTTCTTGTTGAGCAAAGTCACCATTACAGATTAATTTTAATTGATTACCAATACTTGTAATTTCTACATTTTCTCCAATATTAATCATATCTCTAATAATTTTTTGGAAATCACAAGAGGGTAATGTTAATTCAGTATCAAATTCTGCAGGAGGAACTTCAAAAGGATCTTCTTGAATATCTAATAAATTTAATTTATAGGTTGTTTGAGAATTCTTTTCTGAGTTATGAATAATAATACCTAATTGGTTTTCATTTTCTCTTTCAACAAAAAGAGATAATGTTTCTGAATTTGTCATAGTCTTAATAAGTTTAAATAAATTTAACATATTAAGTCCTATAATAATTTTATTACAACAATGATAATACTCAAAATTTTCTGCTTCTAATTTTAAATGAATTAATACTGAATGAGTAGAATCCATAGCAATTAGTTTAATTCCACTTGGTTCAATCGTAATATTCCCATCAGTAAGAATTTCTTTAAGAGCTTCAACAAGGATTCTTATAGCACCACTTTGAACAGTTTTTATATTAAAAATATATTTAGAATCAGAAATATTTAAATTATTTGGCATTTATTTAATTTACTATAAAATTCTTTAAATATTTAAACAAATTAATTAATTTGTTAAAAGTCTTGGAGCAATACTCATAGATTCTAATTCTTGAAATAACAATTTACAAGAATATGGTATATTAATTCTTTTAAAATCTTTAAAATTGTTACATTTTTTACATTCATAAATATTTTTCTCATTATTGAAAACTGATACTAGTCCACAATGATTACAGATAAAGATATTATAATTATCAGATACAGTCATCAATCTTTCTTGTAAGAAACTTGATGTTCCATGAGCAATCATACAATCCCTTTCCATTTCTCCAAACCTTAAACCTCCATGTGATGCTCTTCCTTCAGCAGGTTGTCTAGTCATAGAGACTACTGGACCAGTACTTCTAGAATGAATTTTATCACCAGACATATGCTTAAGTCTTTGATAAAAGGTAGGACCCATAAATATTGTTGTTTTAATTTGTTCTCCAGTAACACCATTATACAAAATTTCATCACCAGTTTTGCTATGACCATATTTACTTAGAATTTCAGATATCTTATTAATTGATATAGAATCAAATGCTGTCCCATTACCGATATTACCAGTTTCAAGTCCTGCTTTACCAAGAATACATTCTATAAGTTGTGCAATAGTCATTCTGCTAGGAACTGCATGAGGATTAATAATAATATCAGGAACAATACCATTTTTAGTGAAAGGCATATCTTCAGGATTAATTATCATTCCACATGTTCCTTTTTGTCCATGTCTAGAAGAGAATTTATCACCTATTTCGGGAAATCTAAAAGATCTAATTCTTGTTTTACATATTTTATATCCATCACCATTATTAGATACAAAGTTAGAATCAATATTACCTGATTCATTTCTTCTAATACAAACACTATTATCTTTATAATTATAATCTGTATTATTTTTAATTGGGATAATTTTACCAATAAGAATATCATTATCACCAACAGGTGTATTTTTCTTAATAAATCCATTTTCTTCAAGTTTATCGTAATTACAAGGTTTAGGAAATAGTAATTTTGATTTATCTGGTTTCATAAATTTTTCTTCTTCGCCTGATAGTTGATTTTTCTTTTCTTCTTCTTTATAAGTTCTATAAAAGGTTGAAGAAAATAATCCCCTTTCTATAGATCCACGATTTAAAAGAACAGAATCTTCTTGATTATATCCACCATAGCATGCTATAGCAACAATTACATTAATTCCATTAGGAAGACTGTTTACATTTAGATATTTCATCATTTTTGTTTCAACAAGAGGTCTTTGTGGTGAAGATAGAATATGTGAGAATGTATCATATCTTTTATTAAAATTGCTTGTAGGAATACCAACTGCTTGTTTACCCATTGCAGATTGATAGGTGTTTCTTGGGGATTGATTATGATGAGGAAATGGAATACAAGATGCTAGAGCACCAAGGATTAAAGAAGGATGAATTTCACAATGAGTATAATTTTCTTTTCTTTTATTAATATCATTAAGATAAGTCGCAATAAGAATATTTGTAGTTTCATAAGGATCAATATATTCTAAACATGCATCTGTTTGAATTGAAGATATTAGATCAATATATTCATATTTACCAGATTTTAGATTAGTAATAATATCTTTATTATAAATAAGTTTTCTATCTCTAACTTTTAATAGAGGACGAATTAATCTACCTTCATCACACCATATTTGAATAATATTGTTTTGAATATCCCATGAGACGGATGTATGAATATGAATTATACCATTTGATCGATTAAATTTAATATCTTCGAGAATCTTTTCAGGATTATTTGTAAAACCTAGTATATCTCCATTAACAAATACTTTAATATAATCATTCTTATTGAATTCGAAAATATTAATATCTTTTATCTTAATAATTTCATTATTAATAAGTCTACGAATAGGTTCTGAATTAGTTTTAAGAGTTATTTCACAAGTCATAGAAAGATTTTTAACAACTCCTACTGCTTGACCTTCAGGTGTTTCTGTAGGACAAATATATCCCCATTGTGTTGAATGTAATTTTCTAGGAGGAATTAATTTACCAGTATTATCACTTGGAGTTTGAATTCTTCTTAGATGAGATATAGTACTCATATAAGTCAAACGATTTAATACTTGAGATACACCTTGTTTACTTGTATTCATTTTAATACCCCAATTACCAGTTGCCATAGCACCTTTAATGATATTTTCTATATATGAAGATTTTACAATCTTATTAATATTAATTTCATTAATGATATCATCATAATTTTTATTGATATTCCACAATCCATTATTTACTTCTTTATTAATATAATTTTTAATATCTTTACTTGTTTTATTAAGACACATATTAAATAGATTTCCTAGCAAAGCACCACAAGTATCAACTCTTTTATTTGTAAAACTATCTCTATCATCATTTGATAGAATACCAAGACGACATTTAATTAGTTTATTAACCATATAACCAGTATAAAATATTTTATCTTGTATTGAGTTTAGATGAATTAAATAATCATTAATAATTGTTTCACGAACATATTTAATTTTTTTATCATGTGACTGAACAATATAATTATTGTTATTATTGATATAATTAGATATATAATCAATTGCTTCTGCTTCTGTATTAATTTCAGAAGATTCTAGAATACTACATTTTAACATTTTTATAATATTAGTATCAATCTTACTTTTATCGTTATCAATGATATTATAAATAATTTCTTTATCAGATATACATCCCAATGCTCTGAATACTATAAATAAAGGTATTTCTTGTTTTAGATGAGGAATAGATATTTTGATACTATTCTCAAAGAGATTAGGTTTGTTAGTTAGTTTCATAGATATAATTTTAGGAATAGTATATTGTTTTTCATTAACAGATCTAATCTCACATAAATGAGAATATTTTGAACAGGATTTAGGATTTATAAAAACTTGTGCAATATTATTTGAAATTCTTTCTTGAGAAATAATTACTTTTTCATTTCCATTAACAATAGCATATCCACCAAGATCATATTTACATTCTTCTTCTGATCCTTTTAAATTCAAAACGCAATATTTAGAATTAACAATAATAGGAATCTTACCAAATGTAATATTATTAATTTGTTTTTTTTCTAATGTAATTAGTGAATTATTATCAGAAATAGTAATTTCAGTTTCAAAATTAACATATATAGGTAGTGAATATGAAGAATTTTTAACTCTTGCAATATTAGGTGTCATAAGTTTTGAACAACCATTATTCTCAGTTGAGAAAGGTTTTCCAACATTTATATCAGTAATTTTTAGGATAATCTTTTTAATGATATTATCATTATATTCAAGATTAATAGGAAAATATTGTGAAAAGATATTAGGAATAATATTATCTATTAAATTATTAAATGATTCTATTTGATGTTTAACAAGAGTATTTTTACCTTTGAAATAAGCATCGATAATTTCATCTGTATTATAATCCATGGATAATAGTTTTATTAAATTATTTTTATATATTTTCAAATTTTAAAATTTAAAGATAAAACAAAAATTAAATAAATAATGTGGGTATTTGATACATTAATAACATGTTTTTCCTCAATGATTACAATTATAATTATTCCATTAGTATTTATATTAATAGTATTTATCACAATGTTTAAAGAATATATCTTACAAAAACAAAAAAAATTAAATTAATTTTTTTATTTCTTGATAATATTCATGATTATTAATATTATTTTCTTTAAATGTTAGATCTTCTTTTAAAATTTTTTGATAATCATTAAAAATATCATATGTTTGACAAAACGATAACTTATCGGAAGTTGTAGAATCATTTTGTTCAATACTATACCATGAAATAATTAATAAATTTAAGAATCCTATATTAATAATTATCCTATTATTTATGATAAATTTAAAGAATATCTTTGTAAAATCCTTCATATCGTTAAATTTTGTTTTTAAAAACATATTTTGTATATCATTTTTATAATTATTTAGATCATAGTTTTTTAAATTATATTTTAAGATATATAAAATACATTCTTCATATGAATATTCTAAATCTTTATTACATTGTATTAAATGATAATAAAAAATATCAAAAATTTCAACTATTTTTGAATCATCTATACTGAAACAAAATCCAAAATCATAAATAACAATTTTATTATCTTTATACTTTTTAAAATTTCCTAAATGTAAATCGCCATGATTTAAATTAAGTATTTTACGATTATTATTAAAAAATAATAAAGATAGTGTGATATATTTACTTCTTTCATAAATACTTAATTCCGTTATAATTTTTCCTTCAATGAAATCCATAATTATAATATTTTTAGACCATTGATAAACTTGAGGAATAATTATATGATTATTATTTTTATAATTTTCATAAAATTGTTTCATGAATAAAACTTCTTGATTAAAATTAGTTTCTGATATAAAATTATTTATAAATTGATCTAACTCAAAGAACACATATTTTTGCAAAGTAAATAACCATATCATAGTCGTAATAAATTTAATATGATATTTTACATTTGGATGTATAACTTTCATTGCATAGAATTTATCACTATGAAT